TGTAAGCGATGCTGCTGGAGCTACATTTGCACAACTAACGACTGTTTCTGGTATGCTAGATATAGCTTCTGGTATCGCAGTGTATTCATCAGGTCAACAAGGTCTTGATGTAAGTAAAATTAATGCTGTTTCAGGCATTGCAAGTACTGCTTCCGGTATTTCTATATTTGCATCTGGACAAACTATTTTATTAACAGCTTCTAGTGGAGCATTGAACACAAGCGTAGGACTACTCGAAGTATCTTCTGGTAATTTAAATACCAGCTCTGGCTTGCTCAATACAAGCGTTGGAGTGCTAGAAACTAACTCTGGCTTGCTCAATACAAGCGTAGGACTACTCGAAGTATCTTCTGGTAATTTAAATACCAGCGTTGGAGTGCTAGAAACTAACTCTGGCTTGCTCAATACAAGCGTTGGAGTGCTAGAAACTAACTCTGGCTTGATCAATACAAGCGTTGGATTGCTTGAAGTTGCTTCTGGCGCACTTAACACTAACCTTGGAACTGCTGAATCTGACATTATCATAGTTTCTGGTATTGCAGAAGCTGGAGGTGGCGGTGGTGCTACTGCTTCTCAACTAACTGGAGTTTCTGGAATAGCTGATACAGCTTCTGGTATTTCTGTTTTTGCTTCTGGGCAAACAATATTGCTTGCAGCAGCATCTGGCGCACTTAACACTAGCCTTGGAGTTGCTGAATCTGACATTGTTATTGTCTCAGGTATTGCAGAAGCTGGAGGTGGCGGTGGTGCTACTGCTTCTCAATTAACAGGAGTGTCTGGTATTGCTGATACTGCTTCAGGGATATCAGTGTTTGCTTCTGGTCAGACTATTTTAAATACTTCAAATAACACAATAGTATCAGGAATATCAGTACATTCTGTTAGTGGTAGTGTAACCTACAACTCAACAGCTAGTGGCAATATTAGTGGCATAAATACCATGCTTTTAGTAGATCAAGCTGCTTACAATTCACTTAACAAAGATTCAAACACACTTTACTTTATACCGGAGTAATATAATGCCAGATTACAGTAAAACACGCATACAGTTTCGCAGAGGGACTGCCGCAGAATTTGCTTCTGCTAATCCAGTGCTAGCGTCTGGAGAACCAGCATTTGCAGTAAATACTAATACCTTAAAAATAGGCGATGGAGAAACTGCTTATTCTAGTCTTTCTGCTGTTGCTGGAGGTGGAGGTGGGATTAGCAATGTTGTAGAAGATACAACTCCACAGCTTGGTGGTAATTTAGATCTTAATTCTAAAGACATAACCGGAGAAGGTGATATACTAAGCACTGGAAGTGGTAACTTCGATCAAGGAGTTTTTGTAAGCGGTGATCCTGCTGTAAAATCTAGTGCATCGTCTGCGCTTGCTTCTGGTAGTTTGAATGTTAGTGGTGTAACTAATATGGTAATCACAGATTTAGCTGGCTACTCAGGCATAGCAGTGCCAGATGACAATACAATATATTTTATAGTCTAAGGGTATAAAAATGTCAAATCAACAAGAAGGCAGGAAAGGGTTGTCAAACATAGCTCTTTACTATGTTGGTGATAGAAAAATAAATCAGATTAAAAAGGGAACTAAAGTAATATACCCATCAGAAGGTTAAGAATATGGCTGGAAAGGTAAGCTTATCCGATATAGCTTCATATTATGTAGGCAATGTCGCAATAGCTAAAATTTACAAAGGCACTAAAGTAATATATCCAGAATCGTAACTTAGTAAAGGAGAATAATAATGGCAGTCGTATCAACTACAGATGTAGTAACAAATCCAAACACTTCTTCAGAAGCAACTAAAGAAGCAACAGTCGTAGTAACATGTCTAGCAACTGGTGAGCATAAAACTATTGATGCAACATTAGATGTTAGTCCAAGTTACACTGTAATTGAAGCTAGACTAACTAGTAGATTTGATGACATTGCATACTATAATGCAGTAGATGGAGGCACTCCATGATAAAGGAATCAAGACTAAATTTCATATTTATTCTTGTAGTAGCTTTTGCTTCATACATGGCGTTCAATCAAAAGTCTGCAAACATAGATGGTGGAACTCCATATAGTTGTAATACAGAAGATATTACAAACATGTACGCAGACTACATTCAAAAATGGAAACAAGAGGTCAATATTGCATTTAATGAAGCTGAAGAAGAAATTATAGATATTGATACTCCAGATATTGTTGGTCCAGATCCAGATCCAAAAAAATGTATTTGTGGTGGATCGGGATGGATCAAACAAGGCGATGGTCATAAAACAAAATGCCCTTATCATGGAACAGGGATGGGTGATATTATAGAAAAAAATGGATTAATTTTACATAGACATTAAGATTGGAGATATGATGGAAGTAGAAATGATACTAAGAATATCAGCTGTTGTTATTGCTGCTATGTTATTATTTGGAAATGTAGATATATCATATTGGAAAAATAAATTTACAGCACTCTTTAAAAGAAAACCAAGACCAGTTATTGATGAGATAGAAGTAGAAAACGATAAAGCTTTCCTAGATATTGTAGATCTGTGGTATTCTCTGAGAAATAAATGCTCAGACCAAGAACTAACTCAGGCTGTAGAAAAATTGGACGAGGTATTTCCATTATTGAATGCGGAGAATGAAGATGCTTAAAAAGATTGTAATAATTACACTTTTAGCTTACGGTGTATTTGGAGGCGGTTTGTTGGATATTCTAGACAAACTGCCTAAACCAGATCCTAAACCTAATCCACCAGCTAAAATATTAAACATTGACACGCCTAGTCAAGATGTAATTGATAGAGTAAAATTATTTTCCGACATAGTAACTGATCCTACTGATAAAGCTAAACTGGCGATTTTTAATTATGAATTTGCAACTAGAGTGTTGTCTTATGACATAACATCTCAGCAGACAAATGATGTCTATACACTTGCTGGTAAGAAATTTTTTAAAAAAGCACTAGTAGATAAGTATGAAGGTCTAGCAGAAAACATCGTAGATCTTCTAACAGAATGTATAGGGGAAGAAAATCACACACTCTCACAAAAGGAGAAGGAATCACTTCATGAGTATTTCTTAGCGGTAGCTTGGGTTCTAATACAGAAAGGTTAAGTATATGTCACCTAGAGAAATATATGAAAATATATCTAATTTATTTAACGGAGAAGGTATTGTAGTCAAAGGATTTAAGATTACATCAAAAACCCCAACTGTTGCTACTGTAAGATATGATAATGAAATTGCACATATTACATTTGGCGAGAATCAACCTAAAGCAGAAATTACAAAAATAATTACAATTTATGCATACATTGAAAAAATAGTTTTTGGGCCAGAAGGTGGATCAATTAAGTTAAGAAACTTTCCAGACTTTAGTTTTAGTTATGCAGAAGAATTATCTACAACTTGTGCCACGTTTGACAACTCTGATATTTGCAATGAAATAGAAGTAAAATATTGTAAAAAATCTTACAAAGATATTGCTAAAAAGTGCTTGCAATATTCAGAAGAATGGGCTACAATGTCTATGTGTAATGGTATAACTTTTGATAATGCCGATTATTTTGATAGATGGAGACTTAAGGATCAGTGCTATAACTTTGTATATGAAAATGCAGTCGAAGAGGCAGAAGAAAAATACGGATCAATTATATTGACATGGATTTTCTTGTATGTCATCTTACCAACTATCATAAGATGGATTGTAAATAGATTTTTAGATAAATTATTTGATACTTAAAGAAAACACGGAGCTAGTAAATGTCACTCAAGTCACTGATGAGTTATACGTTCGTATCTAAATATGCGAGGTGGGATGAAAAAAAATTAAGAAGAGAAACATGGGGCGAATCAGTAGATAGAGTAAGGCAAATGATGGTTGATAAGTATGGAGATACGCCAGAAGTATCTAAGGCCATTGACCAAGCTTATGGTGACATGAAAAAGAAAAAGATCCTTGGCTCACAAAGAGCTTTACAGTTTGGTGGATCTCCAGTATTTAAACACAATGCTAGAATATATAACTGTATTGCATCATACATTGATAGAGTAAGATTCTTCCAAGAGTGTATGTATTTACTATTATGTGGATGTGGCACTGGATTCTCTGTACAAAAACATCACATAGCCAAACTCCCTAATCTAATTAAAGAGAAAACAGGTCAGAAAAAATATGTAATTAAGGACTCCATAGAGGGATGGTCAGATGCTGTAGGTGTTCTTGTCTCTAGTTATTTTAAGGGGTGTGACTTATTCCCAGAATACAGCGGTAAGAACGTGATGTTTGATTATTCAGAAATCAGACCAGCAGGTGCATACCTCAAATCCAGTGGTGGAAAAGCACCCGGACCAGACCCTCTTAAAAATGCCTTGACACATATTAAAAAGGTTTTAGACTTGGCAGTTAAGAATGGTCAAAAAAAGATTACTCCAATCCAAGCATATGATATAGTAATGTATAGTGCAGACGCAGTAATCAGCGGAGGGGTTCGTCGTAGTGCTACGATCTGCGTATTTTCTGGTGATGATGAAGAGATGGCAAAAGCTAAAACTGGTAATTGGTTTACAGAAAATCCACAACGTGGAAGATCTAACAATTCTGCGCTATTGTTACGAGGCGAAACAACTAAAGAACAATTCGCCACATTGATGGAGTCAGTTAAAGAGTTTGGAGAACCCGGATTCGTGTGGTCTGATTCTACAGAACTGATTGTAAACCCTTGCGTAGAAATTGGCATGTGGCCTGTTGATGAACAAACTGGTGAAACTGGTTGGCAAGCATGTAATCTTTCTACAATTAACTGTGCCAAAGTAACCACAAAGAAAGAATTCTACAAAGCCTGTGAATCTGCTGCAATTATTGGCACACTACAAGCTGGATTTGCTAGTTTCCCATACCTTGGGGAAGTGTCAGAAAGAATTATTAGTCGTGAAGCTTTGCTTGGCGTATCAATGACAGGAGTTATGGAACAGCATGAAATATGTCTTGATCCAGAAGTGCAAAAGAAAGGTGCAGAGATAGTAAAAGAAACTAATGCTAAATTAGCAAAATGTATTGGCATTAATCAAGCGGCTCGTACAACTTGTGTTAAACCAGAAGGTACATCTAGTTGCATCCTTGGCACATCTTCTGGCATTCACCCACATCACGCTAAGAGATACATCCGTAGAGTCCAAGCAAATAAAATGGAGCCTATATACCAGTATTTTAAAACTATCAATCCTAGAGCGTGTGAAGAGTCTGTATGGTCTAATAATGACTCAGATGATGTAGTTTCTTTTTGCGTAGAAGTTCCAGACGGTGCAAAAATTAAAAATCAAGTTGGTGCTGTTGATTTACTTGAATATGTCAAGAGTACACAACGTAATTGGGTTATTACTGGCACGAATCCAAAACAATGTACCCAGCCTTGGTTAACACATAATGTATCTAATACTATAAATGTTAAGCCAGATGAATGGGAAGATGTAACAGATTTTATTTATAAGCATCGTAAATATTTTTGTGGTGTTTCCCTGCTTCCAATTGCTGGTGATAAAGATTATGCACAAGCACCTTTCACAACTGTGTATTTACCTAGTGAGCAAATACAGCATTATGGAGATGCAGCGATGTTTGTAAGTGGTCTAATAGAAGTTGGACTATCTTTGTATGAAGATAACTTATGGGCAGCATGTGATAGCTTACTTGGTGTTGGTCAAAAAGTAAAGGGTAAAGAAAAGATTGCATACAAAGAACGATGCCAAAAATTTTCTGATAAATACATGGATGGCGATCTAAAAAGATTGACATACTGTATGAAAGATGTATATAATTGGCATGAATGGTTAGATATTCAGCGTGAGTATAAAGAAGTTGACTATACAAATGTAATCGAAGAACAAAACAATGTAAATCCAGTACAGGAAGTAGCCTGCGCTGGAGGTAAATGTGATATTATTTAGGAGGTTATAATGGTTTTTGTGCATTTTAAATTGTTGAACGGAGTAGCAACCAAACCAACTAAGGCTCACCGTGGTGACGCTGGCTATGATTTGTACTCATCTGAGGATACAGTCATTGTTGGCAGACAACGTACAACTATAAAAACGGGAGTCTCTTTAGATATGTCAGAGGGTATGGCTGGATTAATCTGGCCTCGTTCTGGCCTTTCTGTTAAAAAGGGACTAGATGTTTTAGCTGGAGTCGTGGACTCTGGCTATAGGGGAGAGATCATGGTTTGTTTATACAATACTTCTGACGAAGATGTAGAAATAAATTGTGGGGATAGAATCGCGCAGATTATATTCCAAGAGGTTCCTCTAGTTTCTCTAATAGAATCAGAAAAATTAGAGACCTCGCAACGAGGGAGTAATGGTTTTGGCAGCACAGGCATTTAATAATAGAAAAAAGCGTAAAGAACAAAAAGCAAGCAAACCAAACGTTCTGGAGGCTAAGACTGAAAACCAAAAAGATTATATAAGATCAATAGTAGAAAACGACGTTGTTTTCTGTACTGGACCTTCTGGTAGTGGTAAATCATTTATCGCTGCTGGAATTGCAGCACAAAAGATTTTAAAAGACGAGATAGACATGATCATTGTAACTCGTCCTTTAGTTTGTGCAGGTAAAGATATTGGATCTTTGCCGGGAGAACTGAATGAGAAAATTAAACCTTATCTACAACCTATGGAAGAAAATCTACGTTACTTTCTAGGTAGAGATAAGTTTGGTTATTATTTCAATCAGCGTAGGATAAGATTTGAGCCGTTAGAAACAATGCGTGGATCTACGTTTCATGATTCTTACATGATTTTAGATGAAGCGCAAAACTGTACACTAGAACAAATTAAAATGTTTGTTACACGTATGGGTAGACATTCTAAAGCTCTTATAAATGGTGATAATAAACAGACAGATATCTATAAATATACTGGATTAGATACCTGTATGCAAAAATTATCCAATGTTACTGGGGTCGGAATCTCTAAATTAGAGTATCATGATATACAGAGGAATGGAATTATTGGGGCAGTATTGTACGCACTGGAGAGTTAATGTTATACGATTATGGATGCCACGAATGTGGTGAGACTCTAAAGGATGTCAAACAATCTATTCATGATGAAGCACTAACACTATGCCCATCGTGTGGTAAACATTCCTTAGAAAGAGTACCATATGGTGGGCTAGGTTCTTTTATGAAGCATGGATCTAATACTATTGGTAGTCAAGCTGATAAGAACTGGTCTAACATGGGTCATTATCAAAAATCAGAAATTGAGTCTAAACGCAAGAGAGATCCTGCGGCAGAAAAGAAAAGGCAAGAGCGAAAAGAAATTAATAAAATGACAGCAAAGCAAAAGGAAAGGTATATAAAAACAGGTGAAAAATGAAATACGTTGAAAAATACTCTGTAAAAGATGACAAAAAAGAAACTGACAATAAGCAATATAATTCTTATGGAGAAACAGTGTCAACAGGAGAAGAGAAGATTTATGCAGAATACAAAGCTATAACTCTATCAGACAGTGTTCAAAAAAAGTTTTTTGTGCTTACATCTAATGGAAGTCTATTTGACCCAAGAGGAACAGATAGCCATAGAATAAATACCATTCGTACAGAACTAAAGTCAACATCAAAACAAACATTTGATTATTATTTACAATATCTTAAAACTAAAAATACTTTATACATGCGTAGAGCAGAGAGGAGTTTTATCAATGGCTAAAAAAGGACCAATTAGTAAGATAGAAGCATTCTATATTGAAAGCAAGCAACGAGATCTGACTTTGGCAGAAATTGCAGTTGATCTAGATAGGTCAGTATCTTCAATTGAAAAGTATCTCAAGAAATCTGTAGCTGAAGCGCCCAGACAAACTGGTGTTAAAGTTGGCGATCAATTTGCTAGAAATGACAGAGGTAGCGTTGTAATGACAGAAAATGCTTCACAGATGTCAGACGAAAAAAGAAAGAGTTCTGTTAGAAAACCTCAACATTGTGTAACTAAGATTAAGAAGGACTAATGAGCTATATTTTTGGTAAAGATCAATGGCTAATACGTTATCGCAAACCAGAGAACAGAAGGAAGATCTGGATTTATGTAGTGACCTCTGATGGTCAAGACATATTTATGGATGACTACAAGCACTGGTTAACATTCCAAGATTATATTGATAAGAATAATTTACAAATTAAAAAGATTGGTCTACAATTCAAGTCAACAGTAGTACAGCATGACGTTGAAGATGCTGAAGCAGTGTATGTTATAAAATCTGTAAAAGGAGAATTACATGCAGAAACTCTTCAGTGCTACACTTTGGGCTTGTTAAAAGATGGAAAAGTTAGTAAAACATTTTACATACTACCTTCCTTGGTACGTGATATAAGATGTGTTGACGATTTTGAAGGTTGTTTTAAAGAGGCTTTTGTATACAATGTCAGACAGAGCGAAACCATTTAGTCAGAAGTATCAAAAGCAATGGTCTGAAACACATAAGTACAAACATATTCACACTGGTGAGTATTGTACATTTGAATCATACCTTGCTGAATATTTGATTATCAGATGGACAGAAGCTTTCAAGATGGAAAAACCATCTTATAAATTCTGGACAGTGGGTGATAAATATCATGACATGTTTATGAGAAACATGAAAGCTGCAAAAGGATTGCAAAAAAAGTTTAAAGAGAGTATAATCTTAGAGGCTATCAAGTCAGATCACTTCAAGAAAATATATCACATAGGATTAAAAGCGTATGGACCAAGAGGGTGGAAATATAATCAAGTAGCTGTGCAAGCTATTAAGAACTATAACAAAGAGGTAAAGGATGCTGAAAAGCTAGCAAATAAATCCAAGCAAACAAAAAAAATAGTTGAAGAAAAGAAAGAAGTCAAAAGAAGAAAACAAGTATATTCAAAAAGTAAAAAATCATTAAACAAATTGAGGGATCTATGAGCAAGTTAAAAAAGAAAAAGATAGCAAACAAATTTGATACCGATGTTGTAAGTAATTCAATTGTTAGCAAGTATGGCGATGTTGTTTGCACTGGCACAGATGTACTAGAAACTATCAATAGATTAGAGGTTATTGGTGTTTCCCCTGCGTTGGATATTGCGCTTGGCGGTGGCTTGAGGGAAGGTTCTGTTGTTGTAATGACAGGCGATCCCAAGTCAGGCAAAACAACAACAGCATTACACTTTGCAGCAAAGTGTCAAGCCAAAGGAAAGCGTGTGATTTACCTAAATACTGAAGGTAGATTATCAAAACAAAACTTTGATGGTATTAAGGGTCTAGACCCTGAAGGTATTCTAATTGTGCAATCTACAGATGATAAGATTTTATCAGCAGAAGAATTTTTAAACATTACAGAGTATTATATTAATAATGATCCGGGTTGCTTGATCATTGCAGATTCGTTGTCCAACATGGTTCCATCAGTAGAGCTAGATGGTGAAGTGCGTACAGGTGTGCGTAACGCATTACCTCGATTGCTATCTATGTTTTTCAAGCGTATCAGTGGTTCGCTAATGAAGAACAAGACTATTCTCATAGCTGTAACTCATAATATTGCAAATACTGGTGGATCACCATATGCTCCAGCAAAGATGGCAGACTGTGGCAACATGCTACAGTATCAGGCTGGCACTAATATGGTAATCACACACCGTGGGCGTTGGCAAGTACCAAAAGATACTGGGCCTCACGTTGGTCAAATTGCCAACTGGAATATCAAAACATCTTGTGCTGGCGGTACTCCCAACAGCACAGCAGAAAGTTGGATTAGATACGGAATTGGTCTAGATGAAGTCCAAGAAGTAGTTCAAATTGCTTGTGAGTTTAGACTAATAAAAGCCGCTGGAGCTTGGTACACAATACAGTGTGCTGTTGATAACTTAGAAGATCCGGTAGTACAGAACATACTATCTGCCAATAAAATTTCTGATAAACCAGAAGATATAGAAAGATTTTTTAAATTTCAAGGTGCTAATAATTTAGCGACATTTCTTAATGATAATCCAGACATTGCGACATTTGTATACGACAAAATAAAGGAATTATTTTGAATATAGAAACTATACTAAATATATGTGCTGGAATTATACTTGCAAAAATTCTAATAGGAGTTGTTAATGAAGGTTACTGGTATAAATGGCAAAGAATACGCTTGGAACTTAACAAGCTATTCCGTAGACGCAAACGACAAACGCAAGCGGTCAAAGTTCCACGTTCGCGCAAGAGAACTCTTGAAGACTATCTTCCATAGCTACAGGATACTAGAAGAAGTTAAATTACCGGGAAGTACTGAATCGCACAGAAAAGGTGTACTATATTTAGATTTTTATATACCACAGATTATGATGGCTATAGAGGTTCATGGTCAACAACATTATGAATACACACCATTCTTCCACAAGAATAAAGCAGACTTTGCACTTGCGCAAGCCAAAGATGATGATAAGATTAGATGGTGCGAATTAAATAAAATTGATATAATAGTATTAAAGCACTCTGACACAGACGAGCAATGGAGAGATCAAATTGAAAACGGTTAATGAGCAGTTGGCTGACTTGAAGGCTATGGTTGATGAATTTCTAGGTGGCAATAACACTAGATTTGCTAACTTTAAAGAAGAATTTTTACTAGCTGCTGACTTATCCCAAGAACAGATTAGAGCTTTGACTAAGGACGAATTGTTTGAAAATGGATACATTTTATATAGTTATGCTTCATACATACAGGACGAAATGAACATGCAAAAAATTGCACTAGATTGGTGCAATGATAAGCTAGATAAGATGGTAGCTAAGAATATAAATGAATTTAACCCATATACTAAACACGACATGCGTAGACAGTTGATTGTCATGAATGACGAGTTCGCAAACGCTGTAGATCACTACAGACAGATCGCTCACGCAAGAGTGCAATCATTAGAGGGTAAGGTATACGAACTAAAAAGAAAAGCAGATATATTATTAGAGAAAGGTAAAAGATCATGAATCTAAAAAGTTTTGTTGATGGTTTAGACAATTCGGAAAGAGAAGAGTTACTAGATATTCTTACAGGACGTATGGATCAGTCTACAACAATGCCACCACACATTGCTAAGGAGTTTGAGGAAGAAGTTGAAAAACCTCAAAGAGCGCAAGAAGATTTTACAATGCACAAGAATAAAAGTAATAACGGTGTTAAAAATAAGAGAAGAGAACCAGTAAAAGCTAGAGCAAATACTTGGACAGATACTGGAGAACACAAAGAAGTAGCAACTCCAAATGTGCAAAGGACTCCTAGAAATAGGCCATCGCCCAAAAAGAAAGATGTTCGATGTAATACTTGTGGCAAAACGTTTAAGGTAAATGCTAGTATTGTGTATGGTGAATACTACAGGTGCGAAAGGTGCGTGGGGTCACGATAAGTATTATGATAAAACGAATAGATTCTAGCCACAATATAGATGAGTACTTTGATTGTGTTAAGGATTTAATGAGAAGTAATGCTAGGCCAGATGATGATAAAGAAGCTTTGTCTAAAATCATGTATCCTACAAATAATTATCATGTATATGTTTATATTTATTATGGTAAAATAATTGCTACAAGCGCTATAATGTATGAGTACAAAATACGATACACACGACCAAAGGCTTATATTGAAGACGTTGCTGTACACCCAAAGCATAGAGGTAAAGGTCTAGGTAAAAAAATGGTGGAACACTGCCTGTCTTGTGCTAAAAAAAGAAACTGTTATAAGGTAGTATTGAGTTGTGATGACAATGTTGTAGGTTTTTATGAAAACCTTGGGTTCAAAAAAGAAATAAACTTTATGGTTAAATAGTATGGAAAAGTTGTTAGATGTTGGTGCAGAACGAGCAGTGCTAGCTGGATTACTCCAGCATGGCATAGATGGATATGTTGGAATATCTGATTTGATTACTTCTGAAACGTTTGGGAATACGAATAATCAAATTATATACAACTGTATAGAAAAGATTATTGCTGATGATAAATCTGTGGACATAGCATCTATATTATCTGCCGCAGAGCAGCTTAATCATTCAGACATTATTAATACTAAGCAAGAATTGAAATATATAAAATCTCTGATGGTCTTTCCAGTAAACAGAGACAATATTTTTAATTTTGCAATACAGATGAAAAAGTTTGAATTTGCTAGAAAAATTAAGAAACTTACTAGTAAAGTTCACAAAGATATGGATGATGTCACTGGTTCTGAAACAATCAATGAAATCATACAGAAATTAGAAGATCCTGTAACAGACTTTCTAAGGGAAGATGATGGCGGTGAGAATCCAGAAAAAATTGGCTCAGGAGCAGAAGATTATGTCAAATTTCTCGAAGAAAATAAATGCGATATCATTGGTATACCCACGGGATTCGCTAGATATGACGAAGCCATTGGGGGTGGTCTTAGACGAAAATGCGTTGACCTTGTATCTGCAAGACCAAAAGTTGGTAAGTCAGTATTCGCTGATAATGTTGCCCTTAACGTATCTTCACTAGACATTCCAGTTTTAGTTTTAGATACTGAGATGTCCAAGGAAGATCATCTGAATAGATTAATTGCAAACATAAGCGGCGTTCCCATAAACGAAGTAGCAACTGGAAAATTTGTAGAAGATCCCTACAAGCAGCAAAAGGTTCAAGAAGCGGTACAAAAATTATCTGACATACCATATAGTTATGTAAGTGTCGCTGGCAAACCATTTGAACAAATTCTAAATATTATTAAAAGGTGGATAGTACAAGAAGTAAAAACTGATGATTCTGGAAAAACAAATGATTGCGTGGTCATCTATGACTATCTTAAGCTGATGTCATCTTCATCTATTACAAACAATATTCAAGAATATCAAGCATTAGGATTCCAGATTACCTCTCTTCATAATTTATGCGTTAAGCTAGACATACCATGTCTATCTTTCGTGCAATTAAATAGAGATGGAATCACAAAAGAAAGCACGGACGCTGTAAGTGGTTCTGACCGCTTGATATGGCTGTGTACATCTTTTAGTATATTCAAAACAAAATCTACAGAAGAATTAGCTGAAGATGGACCAAACGCAGGAAACAGAAAGCTTGTACCCATTGTTTCTCGTCATGGTGCTGGTATGGATGATGGAGATTACATCAATATGCAGATGCAAGGCGCACACGCAAAACTGATAGAGCTACAATCCAGAAATGAATTTAAGAATCAACCAGTAGGCGATACTGGGCTAATCAACAATGACTCTATGAAAAAACTAGCAAATGAACTTAAAACAGATCAAGAAGATGCTGAATGAAAATGCACATCTAGTTTTTGCAGAACTAGGCATGAAGTGTGAAACATTCTCAGACAATATATACTCTACGTGTCCAGTGCATGAGGGCAGCGATAATCCAAGAGCTTTCTCATTTTCTCCACAAAAAGGTATATGGAAGTGTTGGACGAGGGACTGTCAATCTGAATGTGGAAACGATCTGTTTGGTCTTATCGCTGGAGCTTTATCTGCACAGGAAGGCAGAACAGTTGAATTTAAAGAAGCTTTAGCTTGGGCGTGTAAGATTTTAAATGTAAAACAAACGTATACCCGTGGAACTCCTAGTCCAGTAGAAGAATTAGAAGATCCGTTCCAACAAATGATAAATATTATGAGTACCATGCCCGCTCCACATGAACATAAAACAGTGGAGATGGATGTAAATATCGAGATACCATCACAGTATTTTGTGGAGAGAAACTATAATAAAAGAACTATGAAACACTTTGGGATTGGCGATTGTTATTCTAAGTGCAAATTAAATGAAAGGGCGATAATTCCTATACATGACGAAAGTGGAAAACGATTAATTGGATTGATAGGAAGATCTACTAGAGACTACAGAATACCCAAATTTTTATTTTATCCTACTGGTTTTGACAAAAGATACTGTTTATACAACTACCACAGGGCAATCAAAAAAGCAATAGAAACCTCTTGCCTCTATATAGTTGAAGGACAAGGCGATGTCTGGAAACTATACGAAGCGGGAGTTCACAATGCTGTGAGCATCTTTGGTAAAACTGTATCAAGTCAACAACAACAAAAACTAATGAGTATACCAGTAACACATTTAATTATACTTACTGACAATGATCAAGCAGGAAGAGAGTCTAAGGTTCAAATAAAAAGGGATCTTGGAAGAATGTTCAAGCTTACTTTTCCAAAGCTAGCTCATAAAGATGTTGGAGATATGAAGGTAAAAGATATTAAATTAAACATTTTATCTAATCTAAAGGGTACTTACTAATGGTAAAGATTATAGGAATATCAGGAAGAAAACAGGCTGGTAAGAATACAGTCGCTAACTATATAAATGGCGATATACTAAAAACACACGGTATGGTAGATGATTTTTCAATAAATACTAATGGCGAATTAGAAATAAACACAACTGACTCAAACGGTCACAAAGATTGGGGCGTGTTTGATGTAACCAGAAAAGATAATTCATTTCTTGAGTATGCAGAAAAAGAACTTTGGCCTTACGTAAAGCTGTATCATTTTGCAGATTCTCTCAAAGAAATTGCTATAAATTTGTTTGATATCAACGCTGTAAAAGTTTATGGAACAGACGATCAAAAAAACACAATGACAAAAATAAAATGGCAAAATATGCCTGAGTATAATGGTGATAAATCAGGTAATATGACTATAAGGGAGTTTCTTCAGCATTTTGGAACAAATGTCATGAGAAAAATAAAAAACGACATATGGGTGTCTGATACCATAAAAAGGATTCTTTTTGAAGATTCTGAGGTAGCAATTATACCAGACGTTAGATTTCCAAATGAGGTAGATACAATACAGGAAAATGGTGGAATTGTAGTTAGATTAACTAGAGATGTATATACTGATAAACACAAATGTGAAGCATCTTTAGATCAAGAAAACTTTAATTGGGATAAGTTTGATTACATTGTTGATAATAATAATTGTAATATAGATAGTCTGTGTGAGTCACTGGAACAAATTAAACACATATGGAGTAATTAAATGTTAGTAACCTACATAAGATCATCTAGTTATAATAATTATGCATACTGTCAAATGCAATACTTTATAACATACAATCTTGGGCATCAATCTAAGAGTGGCAAGAAAGCAGACATGGGTACAATGGTACACAAGGTCATGGAAGTTTTAGCTGGATTGAAAAAGTACGAGCAAGACAAACCAAAGGTTAAATTTTTAAAAGTAGATGACGACGCTATTGGTAAGTTTAAGTGTAGAAAAGAAGAACTGCATACTGATGAATTAGTAAATCAATTAATTGATCTCAGCATAGATTCCTATGAAGCAAAGTCTCCCCACAGTTTTAGCAAAACGGATAGATCAGAAATAGCAAAAACCGCTTGGTGCTTTTTAACTCACAGCGATTGTCAATTCGATCCTAGACTAAGGGATATTCACTATCCAGAACCGCACTTTGATATACCTATTGAAGAAGATTGGGCTAAATTTGAGTATGAAATAGATGGCAAAAAGGTTACTGGTAGATTAGCAATCAAAGGCACAATTGACCTTGTAACTAAGATTAATGATGATACAATAGAGGTTGTCGATTGGAAAACAGGCAGGAGAATGGATTGGGCTACGGGGGAAGTCAAAGATTACGAGAAATTAGAGAATGATCCACAGTTATTATTATACTATTATGCAATCTCTAAACTATATCCTGAATTTCCTAACAGAATCATGAGTATTTTCTTTTATAAAGACAAGGATGGTAATCCTGACCCGTCGCCTTTCAGTATATGCTTCTCACCGGAAGATGAAGAAAGATTCTTAGAAATGCTAAAAAATAGAGTAAATGAAATTAGACAAAATATGCTGCCTGAACCCCTAGATCCTAACAGAAAACACTGGAAATGCACTGCTTTATGTCATTTTTGCAAGAACAATTGGCCCGGAACTGACGAAAAAATGTGTATTTATATAGAGAAGTACTTGAAAAAACATGGAATGGAGAAAACTGTTGCTGATTGCAGCAGGGAAGGTTTTGATATAGGATTTTACGAAGCACCGGGATAAAGGATATGATAAAAAAAGATAATAAATTACTGACGATAGGAATGGCTACCTACGATGATTATGACGGTTTGTATTTTTCAATACAGAGTTTACAGTTATATCATCCAATCGCTAGAAGTGATGATGTAGAAATACTAGTTATCGACAATAATCCAGACAGTGAACACGGAAAAGCGACTAAGAATTTAGTAGAAGGATGGATAAAAAACGGACGATATATACCATTTACAGCAAGAAAAACAACAGCTTGTAGAAATGAGATTTTCAGGAATGCAAGGGGCAGATATACAATATCTATGGATTCTCATGTTCTGTTCATGAAAAATTCATTAGAATCCTTGATACAGTATTACGGAATGAATCCTAATTGTAAAGACATAGTTCAAGGACCACTAATTTATGATGACTTAAAACTGGCTTCAACTCATTTCAAAAAAGATTGGGGTGGTGACATGTATGGTAAATGGGCTACAGATAAAGAAGGTTTAGCGACTAATAAGCCTTTCCCCATACCAATGCAAGGATTAGGTGTATTCTCTTGTGAGACGCATAATTGGAGAGGTTTTAATAAATATTTTAGAGGATTTGGTGGAGAAGAAGGATATATTCATGAAAAATTTAGAATGATGGGCGGCAGGGCCATATGTTTACCGCAATTTAAGTGGCTTCACAGATTTGGAAGACCCGGAGGTGTTCCTTATCCACTAAAAATAGAAGATAGAATATGGAACTATTTTATAGGATGGTTAGAACTGTATCAGGATGAAAATCATCAAATGATACAAGACATTTATAATTATTTTAAAACTCGTATTCCTGTGCAGACTTTAGACAATATTCTAAATGAAGCTAAAGAAAAAATGTTAATTTAAGGAGAATAAAATGCCCACACCTAAACGTGGAAAAGAAGAAGATCGCAATAAATTCATGTCCAGATGTATGCGTGATCCTAACATGAAAGAAGATTACAAGGAAGGCAATCAAAGAGTTGCTGTATGCCTAAATCAAGCTACAGAGGGTATGGATTTGATTCAAAAAGCAGACTTTGAGAAACAAGTTAAAGAATATGGATATGCGGAAGAACTTGATGAAAACAATTTTTACGTTCCAGCAGAAGCTGAATACGAAGATTTTGGGGAACCAGAAGAAGAATGGGACATTTCGATAGCAAAACCGGGACTTTGGGAAAATATTCGCAGAAAAAAAGAACGTGAAGGCAAGAACTATAAGCCAGCTAGAACTGAAAAAGAAGGTAGGCCCACACAAGAGCAACTTAAAAGAGCGCAATCAGAACCAAGCGAAAAGCAAAAAAAAGCTCTTGATAAAAACAAAGATGGCAAGATCAGCAAGGAAGATTTTGAATTGCTACGTAAAGGTAAAAGTTCGTACAAGTATGAAGATCCAAAAACAGGACAAGTATTTACCTATACAAGAAGAGGTAACTATAAAAATGGAGATACGCCCTTAATATATAAAGGTGAAGCAGCGGAATATCAGGGTAGAAAAGTTAAACTTGGTAAGCCATTCCTCACTCCAGACGGTCCTAAAAAAAGAAGCGTATATGTAAAGAATGATAAAGGTAACGTAGTCAAGGTAAACTTTGGCGATCCTAATATGGAAATTAAAAAGGATAATCCTGCAAGAAGGAAGTCTTTCAGGGCTAGACATAACTGCGATAACCCCGGACCACGCTGGAAAGCACGATACTGGTCCTGCAAAGCTTGGTAAGGAGTAAAAAATGAAATACATTAACGATATAGACAAACAAATATGTAAATCTGACGAGGGCAATATGGCTAAGGGCCAGCTTATGAAAATCTCTAAGCAGGCTGGAGAGCTAGCTGAAAAAATACAAAGTGGTATGAATTTAGACGCTTGGGTACAAGACAAGATATCTAAAGCAGAACATTTTATTGAAGCGGCATATGACTTCATGATGTACAGCGAAACAGAAGCGTCACAAACACAAGCAGACAAGCCGGGACCAAAAGATCCTAGAAGAACTCCTGCGCCTAAGAAAGATCAGAAAAAGGGCAGTAAGAAAAACAAGCCTGATAGTGCTAAAGATGATAAAGGTAAGATTAGCTTTAATCAAAGCACTACAAAAAGGCTACAGCAAAAAGTAAAAGAACATAACGCAAAGGGTAAGGGTAGCAAGGCAACGCTTGGTATGCTCAAGGCAGTGTACAGAAGAGGTGCTGGTGCATACTCTACTTCTCATGCGCCTAAAATGAGTAGAGATGGTTGGGCTATGGCTAGAGTAAACGCCTTTCTTACGCTACTCAGAACAGGTAGACCCTCTAACTCAGGTTATAAACAAGACAATGACTTGTTGCCCAAGGGACATCCGAGAAGTTCAAAATGACACTAAAGAAAAAATGGATCGAGCATTTAAGTGAAAATCATATGACCTACTGGGAACATTGGAAGTTTGCAGTGAGTCATGGGCTAACATGTGTAAAAGCTGGAATATACTTGTGTATACATGGCTTTTTCCCTTGTTGGTACAGAAAAGCCGGAACTAAACTAGTGCATAAATTAGAACAAGATTTTACTGAGAGAGAAAATGAGCTTAATAAATAAAGTATCTGCGATTATTGATAACAAAGTTCCACTGAAAGATCTTACATATTCTCAACCATTTGTGTATGAATCAGGACAGGGTATACTTAGTATAAATTGGAAAAATATTCTACCAAAACCACCTGCTAATGACAGCATAACCACCAAAAAAGAACTAGATTTGGTCATTGAAGCAGCAGCTAATAGAAGTAATAAAGCTACTGAACTAGTATATAAAGTAGACGATGACCCTTTGCATTTATTCTACGATTTTCTAGAAAAGAAGAAATTAGAATATAATAGAAGTCTGTTTGACGAATACTATAATATATTAGAGTCTTACATGTATGCTACAAAATATCATTACAATAGACCTAGACCAGAGCAAATTGCACCTTATTACAATCAAGAAGTCAAAGTTATATATACATCTACGCATCAAACTCCAGCATATCCTAGTGGTCACACAGCGTATGCAGCCTTAGCAGCACATATGTTATCTAAGAAATTTCCAGAATATAAAAAACAATTTTTCGACTTGGCAAAACAGGCTGGAACTGCTAGAATATTACAGGGGGTTCACTTTCCCTCTGATAATGTCGCTGGAATAACTCTCGCAAAATTTATATTTAAAGAGATTGAAAGGAAGGTCCAAGATGTCTCAAAAAGAACCAAAACGTATCCCTCTGACTACACCCGGACAACCTAAGCGTATAAAAGAACCTAAAAGAAGGCCGTTGCGACCAAAGAAATAATTGATTTAGGACTTCACAAGGAAACGAAATGAACGTTGTACCCATACCACCTTCGTATAACGAAGATCAATCTCTATCACTAAAAGATACAGAATTTTACATTAAATTTCTAGAAGTAAATCATTGCCAAGCAGTGATGACTACCGCTGGAACCTCCCAGTTTAATCTACTGTCTATAGAGGAAATCAAGGAATTAAACTCATGTGTGTGTGATTTTTCTGGTAAAAAGATTATTGGTTTACCACCTTTATCTCTTGTAAAAGTAATTGAATTTGTGAAATCCTGCACAGAGTCGGAAGATTCGCACTGGATGGCATTGTACCCAGACAGATACTACGACGATGATTCTATTGTTGAATATTTTCTAAGGATTAGAGAGCATACTAACAAAGCTATTTATGTTCACGGTATGTTTACTAGATCTGGATACGGAGGTACTTGGAATTACACCGCTGATGTTTTGAATAAACTGTGGGATCAAGGCATTATATGTGGAATTAAAGAAGAACATAGCGACCTTGCCAAAGCATTCAATGTTCTAAATAAATGCCCTAAAAATCTAGATGTAATCGTAGCTGGAGGCAGTATGAGAAGACATCAGTTTTTAAAGAACGCTGGAGCAAACTCTTTTCTTGCTGGCATTGGTAATATATTTCCTAGCATAGAACAGAAATATTGTGATGGTGTTGATATTGATAAATGCTTGCAAAAAGAAAGTACGTTGTTTAGTACATTCGGAAAGTATGGTTGGCACAGATCTCTAAGAATAGGTCTTGCTCTATCTAATCTTTGTTGTTATAATGATAGAATGCCATATCCAAAGAGAGACACAGAAGTTGTCAACGCAATAAAGAAAGTTTTGGAGAAGATATCAAATGTATAAAACTTGGATATTGGGACCATGCTCTATAGAGTCGGAAGCATTATTTTTCGAGTGTCTTGCTGAAATCAACTCAATTATGGATACTAGAACTGTTCATAGAGAATCTGATGATACATGGTACATGAAAGCTAGTTTTGATAAGGCAAATAGGACATCCTTACATGGTGGTCGTGGTCCGGGTCTGGAAGAAGCTTTAAAAATATGGGCTGCTGCAAAAGAGAAATACCCAAAAGTTAAATTTACAACAGATGTGCATGAGTGCCATCAAGTAGAAAAACTAAAGGGTGTTATTGATGTAGTGCAAATACCAGCATTTTTGTCGCGTCAGACTGATCTTATTGTAGAGTGTGCTAAACACTTTGATGTTGTCAATATTAAAAAAGGTCAATGGCTTGGTCCAAATAACCTTAAAGCTTCTGTAGATAAGATTAAAGAAACAAACGATAAGTGTCAAGCTTGGGTTTGTGACAGAGGATCAAACTTTGGTTATCATGATTTGTTTGTAAACTTTGGAATTGTAGACGAACTCAAAAAGTGTTATGACAAAGTAATCCTTGATTGCACACATTCAACCCAAAGATCCAGAGAAGTGTATGGCGTACAAGGCGATCCAGTATTAGCTGAGAGATACTTTTTAGCTGCTGATATTTTTAATTACGATGGAGTTTTTGCAGAGGTTCATCCTAGACCAAAAGAGTCTGTGTCAGATGGAGAATGTCTTATTGATCTTGAACGACTTCGTTCTTTAGTTATAGAGGCTAAATCTATTAAAAGATTGAGAGAAAAATTACGATGATAATGCAAACTCTTTTACACACCAATCCTATAGAGGACATGAAAGATGTACTAGTAGAAGACGGTGTTTTTAAGATTGATAATTACATTTCTGATACAACTCTACAAGAATTATACGACGATGTGCTACAAAGATGCACTACTGAGGCCGGTCATTATGAGTTTGGAAGAAACTACAGGGGTGGAGACTTATCAACATATAATAAGTCAAATATAATTCATAGAGTATACAATGCGGAATGGATGAGAAAACTACATGATTTGTACACTGGTAGGCCACAGACATATGGAATGAACGTATTTGCTACGCATGATTATAAATACGATGGAGAGCTAGCTAGAAATGGTTGGCTACACTTCGATAGACATTGGAGGCTAAAGTTTTTTCTGTACCTTACCGATATAGACGTTAGTTCAGGTGCATTTAGTTGTTCAGTTGGTTCTAGATTTGCTGGATCAGTGCTTAGAGAAAAAGCTTGGCAGCAACCTAAATATGAAGACGTAAAAAATAGGATAGAGCTAGATTATCCAGATTTAATTGATAAATATCCAGCAGAACCAGTTGAGGGCAAAGCTGGAACTTTAATAGTATTTGATACGGACACTTTCCATAAGGGTGGCAAGTGCGAAGATGGAAAAGAAAGACTAATCGTGAGGTTGCATTGTGGATAAAGTTAAATTTCTTGATTTAGGCAAACAACCTATAGCAAATAGATTTTTAAGTAAAGATGATTTTGAGAATGAATTTTTCTATAATCTTCAAGTTGGCGTAGACAAAGAAACAATGCTAGTTACACACATGAACTATGTAGATGCACCACTTATGTTCAATGACAACTATGCATATAGGGGTTCAATGTCAAAGACTATGGTTAATCATTTTCAGAGTTTTAGTTCATTGATCAGAACATCCTTAAAACCTGAAGCAAAGATTTTAGAAATAGGTAGCAATGACGGAGTGTTCCTAAAAAATTGGCATACAGATAATACTATTGCTGTAGAGCCTTGTGGTAACTTTGCAAAAGAAACAAATGATTTAGGATATAAAACATATGATGAATTTTGGACAGAGGATTTAGCAGAAAGAATAGTAGAAGAACACGGTCAGATGGACTTTATTTTTTCAGCTAATTGTATGTGTCACATACCAGATTTAGACCAAACTTTTAACGCTATAGTAAAAGTCATGGATCATAATGGTATATTTGTGTTTGAAGACCCATCATTATTACAAATGATTTGTTTAAATTCATATGATCAAATATACGATGAACACCCACATGTATTTTCAATAACATCTTTAGATAGAATATTAAGAAAACATGGACTATTTATAATTAAAGTAGAAAATACTACAGTGCATGGTGGATCAAATAGAGTATGGGTTCAGAAAAAACATGCAAATAGGGATAGAACAGTAGAAGATAATCTCAATGCAGAAAGAGTAATGGGGCTTTGTGATATGTCTACTTATGATAAATTCGCTGAGTCTGTAGACAAGTCAAAAAATGATTTAGTAAATCTGTTGAAAAGATGTAAAGCTGATGGTAATAAAGTTATATCATACGGCGCAACTTCAAAATCAACTACTGTATTTAATTACTGCAATATTGGAACTAATCTTATTGACTATATTACAGACACTACCCCTGAAAAACAAGGACTTTATTCTCCCGGTATGCACATACCAATTATACCACCGGAGCAGGGAGTTGATAAAACAGTAGACTTTGCTTATTTAGGTGCTTGGAATTTTGCTCAAGAAATACAAGAAAAAGAAAAGAACTTTCATGGGAAATTTATAACACATGTACCTACAGTAAGGATATTATGAATTATCACGAAGACGATAGGGGTCAAAGATTATTTGATCTGTTTCCAGAACTTAATGGTCAAGTAAATATTACCTATGTAAACTCAACAAGCCATGTTGTAGCTTGGCATAGACACGAAATACAAACTGATTATTGGTTTTGCCCAAAGGGTTCTTTTAAGGTTGGTTTAGGATATGAAAGAGATGATGGTACGGTAGATGTAGATGTAGTTTGGCATTATATATCAGACAAGAACCATCGTGTCCTTGAAATACCTCCGGGCGTGTGGCACGGATATAAAGCTTTACAACCAGAATCAATTATGTTATACTACCTTACAGAAAAATATAATTTTGCAGATGAAGAAAAAGTTTTACCCGGAGCGTTCCACGAAGATTGGAACACAATAAGTCAATGAAGACTAAATATGGACTACCAACAGTTCAAGATATAAAGATTATTAGCTTTCCACTCAATATTACTACGTTGGGTAACGGTCAAAATGCTGGTCATCTAGTGGCAATTAATATGCCTGAATTGCCTTTTATTCCTAAAAGGATGTTTCATGTGTCAAATGTTCAGCATAGATTTGATCGAGGTAGACATGCACATTATGATACTACTCAATTGATAACGTGTGTAAGCGGTAGCGTTAAGCTAACTTTGAAAGATGGAATAGGTGGCGTTGTGTCTTTCAATCTATCACAACCTCAAACTGCCATCCTTGTACCTAGAATGATATGGGATGAAGTGAATTACGCTGACTCTCAATCTACTTTATTGGTTTTTAGTGACACAGAGTACGATCCAGAAGATTACATTATCAGTTGGGATAAATATATAAATGAATATAATAAAACCTCATGAAAACTTTGATGCTTGGTATATTGACAATTTTGTACCATCAAGCGGATTAGTTAGAGCAGCAGCAGAAAGTTTTGATAGACTAGCACCTGAGTGGTGGGTCTCATATGGCGATGAAGGACAGATAGGTAAATGTTCTCCCGCATCTATACAGTCAATTACCCATGAGTGCTTAGTGGTAATGGACTACATAGCGACACATTTTGACACCACTGCGATAAATAAGAAAGACAAAACTTTCCCAGATTTAACTGGTTACGGTGGTGGTATGATGGTGACACCAAATAAAAATGGTGAAGGAGGGTTTCTTGGTATGCACATAGATGCTCAAACTCACAAGCTTCACACAAACTGGAAGAGAGAATACAGTGTAGTTCTTGGTTTATCAGAAGACTATGATTCTTCGTTCGATCTAAGATTGCACAATGGAGAGCAACATTGCAGATTACCTTACAAATTCAATAGACTAAATATATTTAAGTTTCATGAAAACTCTTGGCATGGATTTCCAGAGATTACAAAAGGTAAAGACAGGAAAACTATTGGCCTAATGTATTGGTCTATAACAGATGAGGAAATGTCTTTTACTAAAGCTAGATTTAATAGGGAACTAAATTTTAATGAATGATGTTTGCTTACTAGTCACAGTTAGGACAAGAAGAGATAATATACCAAAACTATGTGGTTACTACAAAGACTTTCCTTGTAGAAAAATATTATCAGATAATTACGACACACCATATGAAGATATCGAACTAATTAAAGAGTGTGGATTTGAGTATATACATAGTGATCCTAGCAAATGGTGGTGGGATATCCTAGCAGATATTTCTTTAAGTATTGAACAAAAGTACATGATACAAGTAGCAGACGATGATAGAATATTAAAATCAGGTCTGATAAAAAGTTTAGATTTGTTAAGACAAAATGAAGATATGGTCACATGCGATGGTGGTCAACTAGGATTTAATGTGGCACATAATCCAGATATTTCAAGAGTTACTGTAAAAAACTTAGGAAGTGGTTCGTATTACAAACAAAATACAATGAACCCTGATTCGCGGCAACGATTAATAAATTTTTATTTTCATAATTACTATGATATCATACATTCAGTTCATAAAACTGAAGTACATGCTAGAGTATATGATTTCTTAAGAAGTAGTGGCGCAAGGAAATCCCTAAACGCAGAGGGGAATTTTTTCACAATTATGGCTCTAGATGCAGGCAAAAAGGGTTCTGTTGCTCCATATGCAATGTTAGTTAGAAATACAAACACAAAAGACAGAGAAATAGAAATGGGTCATGAAAGGAAGTTGTATGAATTACTTGGTTGGAATTTAGATTCAGAATTTACTGAGAAAAAACAAAATTTGGTAGAATTATCTGAAATTGTTCTAAAAGATACTTTACTTTTAGATAAAGATCAAAATACTGTAGATAAAATTGATTTTCTATATGGACTGACAACTGCCTATATTAAATTCTGGAGAAGAGATATACATAGTAAGAGATTTACTCCGTGTCCTGATAGACGTTTAGATTTCAACGAATATATGCACGAAAGTCAAGTTACAGAAATATCTAACTGTATAAGGAATATGAAGTGAGATTACTAGTATCTGGTGGGAATGGCAAATTTTGCAATAAACTTATACAAAAAAATAAAGATCATGAAATATTTGCGCCTGATAGATATGACATGGATATTACTAATATTAATTCTGTAAAAAGCAATATTAGTAAATTCAAACCAGATATATTTTTACACGCAGCAGCACTGACTAGACCAATGGTTAACCATGTAGACAGGCCACACATAAGTATAAAAACTAATATTATTGGTACTGGAAATGTCTGTTTAGCTTGCATGGAAAGTAATCTAAAACTAGTCTATATTTCTACTGATTATGTATATCCCGGCACGAAAGGTGATTATAGAGAAGATGATCCCCTTTTACCAGTAAATGAGTACGCTTGGTCTAAATTGGGTGGAGAATGTGCTGTGCATTTATACAAAAATTCACTTATAATTAGGACTTGTATGACAGAAAAACCCTTTGTGCATACCCACGCATTAGTAGATTGTAAAAAAAGCATGATTTATATTGACGATGCAGCAGAAATATGCTTGAAAATTTTAGGCCAAACGGGTATCATTAATTTAGGCGGGTCTCCTACTTCTCCTTACGAATTTGTAAAAAAAGATAATAAAGACATAGGGAAGATATATATGGAAGACGTATCAGATGTTGATATGGCTGAAGATAGTACGATGAATATAGACAAGCTAAAAAAGGCATTGACATGAAAAAATTAAATTTAGGATGTGCATGTCGATTTTTAGAAGGATATATCAATATAGATATGGATTCTATCGAGGACATAAAGCACAGATATCCAAACGTAAATATAAATGATAACATAGAATTTATTCAAGCAAATGTATTAGAATTGCCATTCGACGATGAATCAATTGATGAGGTTAGGTGTGACGCATTAGTAGAACATTTTTCATTCAAAGAAGAATCATTGTTTTTTAATGAAGTCAATAGAGTTTTAAAATCAGGGGGTAATTTTAATTTCTCTACTCCCGATTTTGATGAGACAATTAGAAAATGGACACAGGCTAAAGATGATTGGAAAGAATTTTTTAGAAACGATGAAGAGGCTATCAGGAATGAACATTGGTTTGGCAATAATTCCTATTCTACAGAAAATAAGTGGGGCTATTTAACAGCTTGCATCTTTGGCACACAAAATGGAGTGGGACAATTCCACAAGAACGCATATACTGAAGATAAAATTATAGCTATTTGCAAAGCAATGGATTTTACTCCACCAAAAATTACCCGATTTATATGGAAAAAAGATAGAGATATAATGCTTCAAGCAGAGACCTTTAAGAAATGAATTTAGAAGATTGCTTATGTGTTCTTATACCACTTAAAGGTAGGGAAACAGAAACGCACAGAATAATAAAGTACTTTCAAAAGGTAAAGCTACCTTTTAAAATCCTATTTGCTGATGGTGGCGATAGGGACTTATCTTACGATATAGACAGAACTAATCTAGATATAGAATATTTTTACAATGGTCCAGATAGAACCATACATGATTTCATGCGCAAGATGCGTATAGCGTTTGATAAAATTGAACAACCGCTTACAATAATGGTAGATAATGATGATTTTATTTCCGTGTCTGGAATGATAGATGCAATTAAATATCTAGAAAAACATGATGAATTTTCTAGTTATAGAGAGAATGTTTTTTCCTGTAACAGTTTTGTGCCATTGTATGAATCAACATCTATTGATGATGACGATTTATTTTCCAGAATTTTTTCCGCTATGAATAATAGAACTGTATCATGGCATGATGTAACAAGAACCCACTACAATAAAATATTGTTTAGAATATTAGATCAATGCAATGTCAACGATCTACAGATGACTTTTTCTTCTCATATGTTTTGGTCTGAAATTTATGGAAAGTCTTACAAAGGCTTTGATAAAAACTACTACTACCATGTTCTTAGTAATAGCTTAGTGCAAAACAGAGGAATATTCACTAAATACAACCAATGGATGTTTGACAAAAAATTTGAAAACTCTTTTTCTATTATATTAAGCGCTGCATCTCAAGCTATAGCTACGGTTCATGACGCAACCATTCTCGAAATAAAGGATAGACTTGGTGGATTTTATCTAATAGATTTAGCGAAAAGGAACAACATTTCAATTTCAGAACTTAATCTCATGAAATATATTAATCAATCCAATAAATACGATGATATTTGTAAGAGGTTGGTAAAACCAGTTCATGATGCGCCCCTATCTTTTAAAATAACTAATAATTATACTAATGAAATTACGCCACATGAAGAACTTAGCATAGTAAGGGCATTAATATGAAACAAGTTATTAATTGGATGCCAGAATCTGATCCATACACAAAAAAGGGCGAAATTGAAGTTCACTCTATTATACATGATATCATGTCAAAAGATGGTCATCATAAATTTAAAAGTAAACAAAATAGAATAAACATATTAGAACAAGCAGAGAAAGTGATAGATAAACGTATATCTGGTAACGTTTTGGATATAGGATGTGGTAATGGATATGCGTCTATATTCCTAGCTAAAAATAGACCAATAGACGTTGTACACAGCATGGAATGTAACATGCCTGCAATTGACGGTCTAGTAAGAAACCATTTTATTCAAGCGGGGATAGATGATAACAAATACGATCTAGTCTTGGGCAGCTTTAACAATATTAAGATGAAGCAATTTTATAATTATGTAGTATCTTTAGGCGCTTTGCATCATTCATCAAACTTACTTAAAACTGTATCTGAAATTTACTCGTCATTGCAATGTGGTGGATACTTGATAGCCCACGAACCATACATGAGTAGTTTTACTCCAAATAAAAAGTATTTACAAAAAGATAGCACTTCAAAAAAAGTACAAGGATTAGTGGATTGGAAAGAGTCTAACAGAGATGACCACTTCTTTAGAGAATGCGAATGGCTTACAGCGTTTCATCACGCAGGATTTAATATTGTTTGTTTTGAGCGCGAGAGTAAAGATGATGATATACTAAATGCAATCATAGTATTACAAAAACCACACAAAGAGCTAGAATACATCCCACATAAATGGTAAGGAGACAATAATGAAAGGCATAATATTAGCTGGTGGAACAGGTAGCCGTTTGTACCCACTAACAAAAGTGACTAATAAACACCTTTTGCCCATAGGATCATTCCCTATGATTCATTATCCCATAATTAGCATGACAAATGCAGGAATTAAAGATATTATGATTATCAGTGGAACTGGTCATGTTGGCAATATGATTAATTTTTTAGGAAGTGGAAGTGGATACGACTGTGATTTTACTTTTAAGGTGCAAGATAGACCAGATGGAATAGCTGGTGCATTAAAGCTTTGCAAAAATTTTGTTGGGAACGATAGTTGTCTTGTCATACTTGGTGACAATATTTTTGAAAGAGATCTATCTAAGGATGTAAAAGAGTTTAAATCTGACATGAAATTATTTTTCAAACAAGTACCAGATCCAGAAAGATTTGGCGTAGCAGTTTTGAACAAAGAAGACAAATTAGTTAAGATTGAAGAAAAGCCTAAAAAACCAAAAAGTAATCTTGCATGTATGGGCGTATACATGTATAATAGTATGGTGTTTGATTGTCTAAATAAAATTAAAAAATCACCTAGAGGTGAATATGAAATTACAACAGTTAATAATTGTATGTTGAGAAAATACGAATCAGAATTTAGTATTATAGATGGTTTTTGCGTGGATGCAGGAACTATGGAGTCTTATCACGGAACAAGCAGGTTAATGTATGAGCAAGAATAATGTACTGATAACGGGCTGTGCTGGTTTTATAGGTAGTCACTATCTAGACCTACTATTACAGAACGGTCACAAAGTTATAGGCGTGGACAGCATGACCTATGCCAGTAAACTTTCTAACTTTGAACATCACATGACTGATAAAAACTTTGAATTTCACAAAGCAGATATTTGTAGAACAATGTTCATGATTGCTTTATGTGAAATACATGAGATTGATTATATAATAAATTTTGCCGCTGAAACACATGTGGATAATTCCATATTAGGTGGTGATTGTTTTATTAACTCCAATGTCTCAGGCGTTAAATCCTTGATGGAAGTTTGCAAACGATTAGAGATTCCCATATGTCACATATCTACAGATGAAGTATACGGACCAATAAAACAAGGATCGTTTAGTGAATATGCTAATTTATCTCCAAAAAATTATTATTCAGCTACCAAAGCTGCTGCTGAACATATAGTGTCTGCTTATGCAAACACATTTAAAGTGCCTTACACTATGGTAAGAATGAGCAATAATTACGGCCCAAGACAACATGACGAAAAGTTTTTGCCAACAATACTAAGATCTATAAAGCAAGGCACTAAGATACCATTATATGGAGATGGAAAACAAGTAAGAGATTGGATTTTCGTAAAAGATTCTGTGAATATAATATACAAAATATTAGAAGAGTATGACAGATTTGAAGAAATACCATTTAGTAATCAGGTTTATAATGTAAGTTTACGTGATGAAAAACAAAACAAAGATGTCATACAAAGTGTTCTTTCACTTATGAATCTAGAGTGGGACGATCATGTGCGATACGTGGAAGATAGACTTGGACATGATGTGCGATACAGTATTCACAATGAGAAGATAGGTGATATAATTGAAAGCATTGATACTACTAGTTTTGAAAATGGACTAAGAAGGACAATCCAATACTATGAATAAATTAGCAGTTATTCCCGCTAGAGCAGGATCTACTAGACTTAAAAATAAGAATACTTACCCACTGTTGGGCGAACCTCTGATAAGGTGGGTGACAAAATCAGTAATTTGTTCTAAACGTTTTGATAAAGTCTTAATATCTACAGATAGTGATGAAATATTCAATTGTGTAGAAGATTTAGAAGTAGAAAGACATGAAAGACCTGAAGAACATGCAACAACAAAATCAACAGTCTTAGACGCGATGATAGATTTAATGGAAAACTACGAAACGCATGATGTATTTTCTTACTTTTTACCAACGTGTCCATTTATCACTTCTGAACAGGTGGCTTCTGGCGTTGACATGTTAGAAAAATATAGGTGCGATTCAGTTATTAGTATGACAGAAATGCAAGACACTGTACAATTAGCCTGCCTAATGAGTCAAGATAGGGTGCTTCCAGTTTTTGACAATCTTGAAGCTGGTCTTACTAACAGTAAATTTATTAAAAAATACTACAAACCTTCAGGCGCATTTTACATGGGATTCTGGGACTCAATACTAAAATATAGAAACTTTTTTGTAGGAGATACAAGAGGTGTACTTATACCAACAGATAATTCAGTTGATATAAATAATATTGAAGACATACATTACGCTGAAACGATAGGAGCAAAGAATGGTTATTTATGTTGATATAGATAATACGATTTGTAAAACTAATAGTTCTGCTGAGTATGATAAAGCAGTGCCAATTAATTCAAGAATTGAAAAAATCAACAAGCTTTATGACGCTGGACACACTATAATATATTGGACAGCTAGAGGAACTAAAACAGGAAAGAATTGGAAAGACTTAACAGTGAGACAATTTAGAGAATGGGGCGTAAGGTGTCACGAATTACATTTTAAAAAGCCAGTGTACGATCTGTTTATTGATGATAAAAATATAGAGTCTAATACTTATTTTGAAGACGTAGATTGATAGGAGAAAACATTGAACTGGTTTCCATTGAAGAACTTTACGCATTATAGTTTACTAAGAGGATTCTCTAAGCCACACGAACTTGCAAAGATTTGTGCTGACAATGATTATCCAGCATGTGGTATTACAGACTACAAATCTATATCAGGCGCTGTGTCTTTTCACCAAGCTTGTAAAAAAGTTGGAATCAAGCCAATCATAGGATGCTCATTTGATAACACGACTGTATACGCAAAAAACAAAGATGGATGGCACGATCTAATACAAATGGTATCAATGACTGACGAAAATGGCAACATGCCAACAGATATTGCTAAAGATATTATTAGTAGAAATAACCTAGTAGCACTACCAAAATCTAAAGATAAAATAAAACCTTCGTATTATGTAAAAAAAGAACAAGCTGGATTACATAGAGTTTTATTATGTTCTGCCCTAAAAACAACACTGCCCAAAATCCAAACTCAAATACGTAAAAAAGAATTAGACAAAGATATACTAGAGTACTTCAATAAAGATGATAAATGTGTCACTGAAGGTGAGGTGACTAAAGAATTAGAATACATATACAATTCTTGTGAAGAATACGATATACTAAGCCCACCAATGTTGCCTACCTTTGTTTGTCCTAATGGTATGTCACAAGAAGAATATCTAACAAATATGGCTAGAAAGGGATATACTGAATTATTAAAACCAAAGGTTGGTAAAGACAAAGAAAAGCAAAAAGTTTATGGTGACAGATTTCAGAAAGAGTTAGAGGTAATCAGAAATGCAGACCTGTTTGGCTACTTCTTGATTGTTCAAGATATTATCAGACATATAGAAAAAGATATGGGTTGTTTAGCTGGACCGGGGAGAGGATCTGCTGCTGGTTGTCTGATATCATATCTTATTGGAATCACTAAGATTGATCCAGTAGAACATGATTTGCTATTTGAAAGATTTTATAATGCGGGTCGTAATGCTGGTGGTAACGTTTCTTTGCCCGATATTGACATGGACGTTCCGGGCAAGAGAAGAGATGATGTCATAGACTATCTCAAGGAAACATATGGTAAAGAACATGTTAGTCAAATGATTACGTTTGGAAGACTACAGGGACGTAGTGCTATTAAAGAAGTTTTAAGAATTAATGATGCTTGTTCCTTTAGCGAAATGAACACTATAACTAAAAGTGTTCCAAATGAAGCAGAAATATCTGACCAACTGGTAGAAATGGACGATGAAGATAGATCAATTATTAAATGGTCTCTCATGAATCGTGCAGACGAACTAAGAGATTTTTGTCATATAACAGACGATGGAAAGCTTGAAGGTGACTACGCAGAGTATTTCCAGCAAGCAATAGAAATAGAGGGAACTTTTAAAACGCAGGGTAAACATGCTGCTGGTGTTGTCATATCAAAAGACAAGCTGAAGAATGTTTGCCCAATGGTAGAACAGAAAGGATCTATTGAAAAGATAGCAGGTTTAGAAATGTCTGATCTAGAAGCGCTAGGTCATGTAAAATTTGACGTTCTAGGAATCAATCTTCTAGATAAACTCATGAAAATTAAGGAATTAACTAATGGCTAATAGAGACTTTATTGTATTTGACTTTGAAACAGGAAGTCGTAATCCTCATAAAACACAACCCACGCAAATTGCTGCTTTGGCTTTAGATGGTCGTAATCTTGCTATGAAAGGTACATTCAACAGTGAAATTAGACCTATCTTAAACGACGAAGCCGCTATTGCTGCTGGGTTAGATCCAATTGAAGACGGAGCATTAAAAGTTACAGGAAAAAATAGAAAAGATCTAGCGAAGGCTCCAACTCTAAAATCAGTTTGGAAAAAGTTTTGCACATTTGTAGATAAGTATAATTGGAAAAAAGATCCATTTTATAATCCTATACCTGTTGGATATAATATTATAGGATTTGACATGGTTATAATCAACAGGTTATGTAAAGAGTATGGACCATTTGACGATGCTAGACAACAGCAAAAAATATTTAGCAGAGTTCACAAATGTGACGTTATGGATAACATGCATATGTGGACAGAGGGTGATCCTAGCATCAGATCTATCAGCATGGATACGTTGCGTGAACGCATGGGACTGTCGAAAGAAAATGCACATGATGCGTTGCAAGATGTTAAGGATACGACTAATATATTTATAAAGCTACTAAAGACTCATCGCGCAGTTTACCAAGAAATACAACTAGACAAGGCTTTTGCTAATGGAAACCTCTACGTTAAGTAAAGTATGCAAGACCTGTGGTATAAAAAAGTCAAACGATGAGTTTGTAAAGGCTGATGGTCAACATCGCTCAACGAGAAACAGATGCAAAGATTGTCATAAAGCACAAGCAAACATACGAAAGAAGTTAAGAAAAGAAAACCCACCGCCAAAAAGTGGGAAATGTCCAATATGTCAAAAGCATACAGAGGATTGGGTTTTAGATCATTGCCATGTTAATGAAAGTTTTAGAGGATATATCTGTAGATACTGTAACTCTGGGATAGGATTGTTAGGCGACGATGTAGACGGTGTGGTCAACGCATTGAATTATTTAATTGAAAGAAGATAATGAAATACAACGACGAAAAAACTTGGCAGTTGTTTGAGGAAGGCAAAACAAAAGGTGTCTTCCAGTTAGAGAGTAATCTTGGTAAGTCTTGGTCTAAGAAATTAGCACCAAGTAATATAGAAGAATTGTCAGCACTTATTGCGATTATTCGTCCGGGCTGTTTAAAAGCATATGTTGATGGAAAATCTATGAGCCAACATTTTATTGATCGTAAGCATGGTCGTGAAGAAGTCACGTACCTACATGAATCTCTAGAAGAAATTTTAGCACCAACGTATGGCGTTCTTGTGTATCAAGAGCAGTCCATGCGTATTGCGCAAAAAATAGCAGGATTTGATCTACAAGAAGCAGATGAGCTTCGTAAAGCCATTGGAAAGAAAAAGGCTGACCTAATGGCTAAAGTTAAAAAGAAATTTATAGCTGGTGCAAAAAAGGTTGGTATAGTCAACAAGGAAGAAGCAGAAGAAATATTTGGATGGATTCAAGCATCTTCTAGGTACGCATTTAACAAATCACATAGTATATCATATGCTGTTTGTTCATATTGGAGCGCGTATGAGAAAGCTCATCATCCAGAAGAATTTTTCTTATCATATTTGTACTATGCAAATGAAAAACAAGACCCACATCAAGAAGTATATGAATTATTTTCTGAGGCAAAGTTATTCGATATTCAAGCAAGAACACCAAGTCTTGCAAATTTTGATACAAAGTTTAATGCTAAAAAGGGTAAAATATATTTTGGTATAAAGGATATTAAATCACTTACAGGTAAAACTGGAGACAGAGTTGTTGACTCAGTAAAAGAAGTAGAAGAAGAACTAGGAAAACCAATGACTAAGTTCACATGGGTTGAAATACTCTTGTTCTTTGCTCCCAAAATTACTTCAACAGCTTTTAAAGCGCTTGCTTCTATAGGATTTTTTAGGGACTTTAAGGATAAAATATCTAGAAATAAAGCTCTATACGACTATGATATATACAGATTACTAACCAAGGCAGAGCAAAAATGGATACAAACAAATTACCAAACAAAGAAATGGAAAACTTTTATAGCCTGCTTAGAGGATTTAGCACCAACAAAAAAGAATGGTGGTGGAACCCACAAAATCGAAAGATCGCAAGCTGTTGAGAATGAGATACAGTTATTACTAGACCCTCCATACGCCTTAGATGACGACCCAAACTGGATTATAGATCAAGAAACTAGATTTCTAGGATGCCCAGTATCAATGACTAAGGTAGAGGTTGCAGATACTTCAGCAGCTAATACCACTTGCAAAGATATCATAAATGGTAAGAAAGGCAAAGATATATGTGTAGTGGGCAACATTCAAAGAATGGCAGACTATACTATCAGCAAGGGTGACTCAAAGGGGAAGCTCATGTCATTTCTAACCATAGAGGATGACACATGCATTTTAGATAGTGTTGTAGTATTTCCAAAAATTAGACAGAAATATAAATATATATTATACGAAGGTAATAATCTGATATTTTGCGGCTCTGTTGCCAAACACGAAACATCTCTAATAGTCGATAAAATTTATGAAATTTAATTGGTTTTTTTAACTGTACAAGCTAATATACTAAGATAGGAGAGAATATGAACAATTGTTGTTTTACTGGATACCTTGTAGAAAACCCTAGAACGTCAGTGGTCGGAGATGTCGTACTAGCTGAGTTTACTGTGGTCGTATATAATTATAGAAGAACAAAAAGCACTGGAGAAAAGAGTAGGATACCCACTTACTTAAATTGCGAAGCTTGGCACACAGGCGCTGAAACTATCGAAAGATTTGCAACAGAAGGAACAAAAATTACAATAAACGCTTCAGCAAAAAATAGATCTAAAGATGATGAGTCTGTTGTTTTCAGAATAAACGAATTTGACATATGCAGTCAAGACTATAACGAAGAATAGGACAAGATGAGAAAGAAAAGAATATTATTCTGCACAGAGGCGACATTTCTAAACACTGGCTATGCCACCTACACTAGAGAAATGCTTAAGTACTTACACAGTACAGATAAATATGAGTTGGCAGAATTAGCAGCTTACGGAGAACCAAATGATCAAAGAGCAAAGGGCATACCTTGGAAATTTTATGGAATTATGCCAACAAATAATGCAGAGACAAATGAATACAATGCTAAACCCACTAACCAGTTTGGTGAATTTAGATTTGAAGAAATATGTTTAGATTTTAAACCAGATATTGTCTGTGACATCAGGGACTTTTGGATGCTTGACTTTGCAGAAAGGTCTCCATACCGCAAGTTTTTTAAATGGTGTATCATGCCAACAGTTGATGCAAGACCACAGGCTAGACAGTGGATTGCAACATACTCTTCAGCAGACGCTTGTTTAACATATTCCGATTGGGCTGGGGATGTACTTAAACAACAAGCTGGAGATCATATCAATTATTTAGGTTCAGCCCCACCTTCTGCACATCCAGCATATGAACCTAAAGACAAAATTGCACTACGGAAAGCTTTTGGTATAAATGAAAATGCTAAAATCATTGGCACAGTTATGCGCAATCAACGTAGAAAATTATACCCAGATTTATTTAAAGCATTTAGATTACTATTAGACAGTGTAGATAATCCAGAAGAATATTTCTTATATTGTCATACAAGCTATCCAGATCTTGGGTGGGAACTACCAGAATTGATACAAGAAAACAACATCGCCTCTCACGTTTTATTTACATATGTTTGTAGAGAAACGCAACAGCCTTTTGCATCTTTGTTTAGAGGTGCTTCTGCTCAATCTCCCTACACTGGTAAATGGGGATCAACACTATCTAATGTGAGACAAGGCTTAAGTTATGAACATTTAGCAAGTGTAATTAATTTATTTGATTTATATGTTCAGTATGCAAATTGTGAAGGTTTTGGATTACCGCAAGTAGAAGCAGCAGCATGTGCAGTGCCAGTAATGGGTACTGATTACTCTGCTATGGAAAGTGTTCTCAGGCAACTGGATGGTACGCCCATTAAACCCAAAGCGCTCTATAAAGAGCTAGAAACTGGTTGTCTGAGAGCCGTTCCAGATAATGAACTGGCAGCAAAATTGTTTAAAGAATTTTTTGAATTACCAAAAACTGTTAGATCTAAAAAAGGTTTTGATACTAGACAGAAATTTTTAGATCTTTTTCAATGGGATAAATCTGGCAAAGTGTGGGAAAGCTATTTTGATAGTGTAGAAATTAGACCTGATACTGAGACTTGGCTATCGCCAGTTGACATACAAAATCCAGAACCAAAACCAACTATATCACCAGAAACTAAGCACAATGATTTAGCACAATGGCTAATTGTAAATGTTCTAAAAGAACCAGATAAAATTGGAAAGTATTTAGAATCTAGATTAACAAGAGATTTAATGTATGAATGTATGTCTGCATCAACAGCTGGTATGTACTTTAATGAATTTTCTGCTGCTTTTGACGGAAAGAATCAAAGACATCCATTTAATTTTGACATTGCTTATAATGAGATGGCTAACATACGTTTAAGAAAAAACAAATGGGAACAAAAAAGAGCGGAGGTATTTGGGATAGAATGAAAGTTTTATACATAGGACATTTTAGAGAGGCTGGTGGTTGGTCTAATGCTGCTATAGATTTTGCATTAGCGTTAGATAAAGTTGGTGTTGACGTTGTTTGTAGAGATATAAAATTAACTGACAAACAATCTGAACTACCAGATAGAATAAAAGAATTAGAACAAAAAACATTAGACAATGTAGATTATTGTATTCAAAATGTTTTACCACACCATCTTGTAGCAACGGACAAATTTAAAAAGAATATTGCGTATTTTTTTAGTGAGACAGCATCCATAACTAGCTCTTGGATAGACAATCTAAATTTGATGGACGCAGTGTGGGTTCCTAATGAAACTAATCGTGATGCATTACTTGACAGTAAAATTGAAACTAATGTAGATGTCATACCTGTGCCATGTGATCTATCTAAATTTGCAAAACAATATGATAAATTAGACATGTTAGAGGTAAATGATCAATTTAAATTTTATACAATGTGTGATTTAAATAGTCGCAAAAATATAGAATCTATCATAAAGTGTTTTCACAGTGAGTTTTGCAATGGAGAACAAGTAGCATTAGTTTTAAAGATTAATAAATATGGATTGTCTCCAGATCAAGTAGGATTAGAATTTGAAAATATATCAAAAAATATAAAGGAACGAATGAGAATCGGCCCTGTTTCAAGTCTTGCAAAAGAAGTTATCATACCTACTTATCTATCAAATGATCAAATGGCGCAGTTGCATAAAACTTGCGATTGCTACATCAATCTTTCTCATGGAGAAGCTTGGTCTATACCAGCTTTTGACGCGATGGCCTTTGGTAATACACCTATATGTGGCAAAGAAGGTGGACCAAGACAATTTATAAATAAGGGCGATAAAAATACAGGATGTCTCGTAAATGGTGTGTACGATGTATGTTTCCATATGGACCCAGCTTTTGATTTTCTCTTTACAGGTAGAGAAGAATGGTTTCACCCAAGTGAATCAGAAGCAAAAAAAGCAATGAGATACTACTACGAAAACAGAGACAAAATTGACAAATCAACTGGCTTGAAACAAGCAGAAAAATTTAATTATGAAGTTATTGGAAATAAGATAAAAGAGGTATTACAGTTTTGAGTAATCACAAAATTAAAAAAATAATACAAGCATGTAATTCTCCTAAAAAGGAAAAGTATAACATTCTTACATTTCCTACGCATGAAAGATATGAAACTCAACTGTGTAAAACAGGTCATAACTTTTATTCGTTTAGCATGGATGGTCAAAAAGAGTGGAACGCCGAACAAACTAAACCTCCAGCAAACTACTACATACTGCCTAAAAATGAATTACCAGCATTCACAGAAATAGATATGGTATTAGTGCAGAGCAAGTTCTGGCAGTTTCAAATTGCTGCTCAAATATTAGAAACTTTGCCGGTTCCAATGATTGTTCTTGAACATACTTTACCAACACCACGAACCCATAATCCTGAACAAATTGATCAAATGAGACAAATGACAGGTCACGTAAATATATTCATATCTAAATTCTCTCAACAACAGTGGAATATAAATTCTATCAACAATTATGTTCTTCATCATGGTATTGACTCAGAAACTTTTAAACCTTTAGATATACCAAAAGAGAATCACATCCTTACAGTTGCTAACGATTTTAAGAACAGAGATTTTTGTTTAAATTACGCAGGTTGGGAAAGAATTACTAATGGTATGAACGTAAGATTAGTGGGATCAAAGAATGGTGAGGGATCAATAGTGTGCGACAGCGCAGAAGATATGGTTAAAGAATACAATAAATGCAAAATATACTTAAATACAACTACGCTTAGTCCAATACCAATGTCTTTGTTGGAAGCAATGGCTTGCGGTTGCGCCGTAGTGTCAACAGCAACATGTATGATTCCAGAGATTATTAAGAATGGTGAAAATGGATTCATATCGAATGACGAGTCAGAAATAAAAAACATGATAGATACTCTACAAAATAATGATGAACTAAGAAAAACTATGGGAGAAAATGCTAGAAGCACCATCACAAAGCACTTTTCTGAAACAGCATTTATAAATAATTGGAATGAAGTATTCAAACAAGTTTATGAGGTTAGTCAAATATGAAAATACAAATTACGGAAGGTCAGGGCAAGAATGTAGAAGGTTATAATAATATACATATAACACATTCTGCTGGATCATTACCACAAATAGTTGATCATTCTTGTGAGGAAGTAGTTTTAAATAACTCTCTAAGCAAACTTGCTAGACAAGAAAGTCTAGAGGTGCTACAGCTAGCCTGTAGCAGATTAAGACTAGGTGGTAAAATAGCCATATACGATGTAGATGTTAAGTCTCTTTGCAGAAAGTACGTTAACAAAGAAATTGATCAAACTGAAATGAGTAAAGAATTGCTTGATCTAACAAACTGTATAGAAATCAATGAAGTAAGAAATATACTAAAGCAACACGGAATTGTTCTAGAATCTTGTGGTATCAAAGGTTATCAATACGAAATCATAGGTCATAGAAAAAATACTTGATATGAATAAACAAAAGTGTATTACCTCTACACGACACACTGATGAGTCCATATCCAAAGAAATGGTGTCCATCATTTTCCTGTGTGATACTCCGGGTTATAGAATGAAGTCCTATGGCCCTATGCCTTTGATACCAATGCAAAAAAATAAATTAATAGATTTACAAGTTAGCAATATTAAGAAGGCATTTCAAAACTTCGAGATAATTCTGTGTGTAGGATATGATGCAGATAAAGTTTGTAAATATGTCAGGGGTAGATTTAAGAATGCGAATCTAAGAATTGTAGAAAATCAAAACTATCATAAATCAAATTCTTGCGAAGGAGTAAGACTTTGTTTAAATAATATAGTTAATGACAAAATTATAATAGTTGATGGTAGCTTGCTAGTGCATCCAGACACATTGAGATCAATACACAGTAAAAAATCTTGCATCATGACTGAACAAAAGTTTTATGAAAATTTAGAGATAGGCGTGAATGTGGGTGAAGAAGGCATTATAGAGCATTTTGGATTTGGTGCGCATCGCCCTTGGTCTGAAATAGTATATTTAAATAATAACGACATAATTGAAAATCTTAGAAGAATTATATCTGGTATAAATTACAAACAAAAATTTTTATTTGAAGGATTAAATGAACTAATAAAAACTAAAAAACATATGATACAAGTGATTGAAAACACACACCCCATCAAAAAAATAAACAATATAAAAACATACCATAAGCTAAGGGAAATAATATGAGAATTATCATAGATAATTATAGCGATGCGTATACTACCCAACCAATGCAATTTCATAGACAGTTTTTAGAACAAGGGATTGAAAGTAGTATGCTTGACATGTCTAATGTTAGTGTTTATGACGCTATGGATACTTTGAAGCCAGATGTATTAATTACGTCTGGAATGAAACTAACCAACTCTATAGTTCAATATCTCAGCGAAGACAAAGGTAAAAAATTAGTATTAAACATAGACAATCTACAGAAAGACCAAGTGCAGCAAATTGCTGGTCTTTTAAAACAAAACAGCATATCAACAATATGTTTTATAACTTCAGACTACTCACTTCCACAAAAGATAGATAAAATAAATGTGGTAAAACTGTTGCCATCTGTGGACACATACATGATTCAAGGATTAGACTTTGATTACAATATAGAGATTGGATTAGTCATAGACAATTTGATAGATGATATTGGCTATCCCAATACTTTTCATGTTATATCTGCAAATCCAGACCTAGTTAACAAAACTGATATTAGCCTGAACTGCTTGGGTTTACGTTCTATATACAGTAAGTATAACAACATTGTCATAAAAGATCTAAAAAATGTAAACCAAATACTATTTGACGCTTTAGCTTTTGGCAATAAGGTATACTACGACAATAAAGAAGACAATGGACTAGGCGAAAAACTAAAATCTATTTTTAAGATTGACTTAGAACTGGATTACAACAATGAAAACAAAACGCAAGATTTTAGTGAAATTAAAAAGATTATCATGGAAAAGCATACTGATAGTAGAAGAACTAAAAGTCTTCTGTCACAGATAACAGGAAACTTTAAAGAGGCAAATAATGATTAATTTAGGAATATATATTAAAGACTTGTCTAACACACCTTTGCTACAGGCTGTACAGTCAGAAATAGCAAAAGCTAAGAGTGACGGTGACGTATCCGATGTAAGTATCTTTTTTGATGACATAGGACCAATTAACTTTAAAATAGACGCAGGTATTTTTAATTCAACAGATTTGTGGCATTTCAACGGACACTTAATAACAACTTGTTTAGAAACATTAATTAAATCTACAAGCATTGTGAATAATATGAATCTGTATTACTGTTTTGATTTACGATCTGCCTATGATACTTTATCTATGATTAGAGCAGTAAATAAACATGATATATCTACAATAGCATTTGATAATGATAGTGCTATGAATTTTTACAGACTAACTGGAAGAAAACCTAAAGCTATATGTGATAAGTTTTCTGGAGTTGTCAAAACAATTATGGGTTAGAATTATGGAAGAAAATAAAATAGTCAAAGAATATAATGCTGGTAAGAGTACATACGAAATAGCTAAAGAATATAATACTTACGCAAATAAAGTAAGGCGTATATTAATAAAGCATGGCGTGGCGATAAAGTCAAAAAGTGATGCTCAAAAGAATGCGCTTAAAAATGGAACTGCAAAAATTCCAACACAGGGTCAAAAGAGGACAAAAGAAGAAAGACTAAAAATCAGCAAAGGATTGCAGGAGAGATGGACGAATATTAGTGATGAAGAATACGAAAAACATGTAGAACAAGCAAAGAAAAGATGGTCTAAGCTTACAGCGTTAGAAAAGAAAAATATGGCTAGTGCAGCATCGTCCGCTATACGCAAAGCAGGTAAAGAAGGGTCTAAATTAGAAAAATTCCTGAAAGAAGAACTGACTAGGAGTGGTCACAAGGTAGAGGCTCATAAGAAAAATTTGATTCCTAATGAAAGACTAGAAATTGATCTATACTTTTCAAAGCTAAAAACGGTAATAGAAATAGATGGACCATCGCACTTCCTACCCGTTTGGGGGGAAGAAAAGCTACAGAAACAGATAAAATCTGATAAAATTAAAACAGGGTTGATTTTAAGCAAAGGCTTTGCTATAATTAGAGTGAAGCACTTATCTGATTCACTATCCCTGTCAAAGCAGGAGGATTTGAAAAACAGGCTATTGTCAATACTTGAAGACATTGAAACAAGATTTCCGATAAAATCTAAGAGGTATATTGAAATTGAAACGTGAAAGGACTAAAATGTTAGAAACAGAAGAAAACCTTTTTGAAGGAGTAGAAGAATTGAGTACACCATCAAACACAGATACGTCTGTAAAAAATGTAGTTTTAGAAGATGCTCCATCTATGCTCTCACCAGAGTGGCATGATTACGCCATGACGCTATTTCAGGAGGATGAGCTAATGAACGGGCATCCTCTCGTAACGGGCCTTAGAAGGGTATCTGAGCTTGTTTTAGGGCCAATGACGTTTAGTGGTCCAACTTGGGTAAAACCTACAGATCGTGACGACCATCATGGAAGGGCCACAGTCATATTTACAATAGAATTTGCCAATGGTTTAAGATGCTCAGAGGTAGCAGATTCTTGGGAAGGCAATACAGACGACATGTTTTGCGCATTCGCTGTAGCTATTGCTAGCACAAGAGCAGAAGCTAGGGCGTTGCGTAAAGTCCTTAAGATCAAGGGCGTTGCAGCAGAAGAACTTACAAAGAAAGATACAGCAAAAATTGTGCGAGATCTATCAAAACAAAACAGCAGTAGTGCTGGAGAATTTGATGATTCTAGCAGAATGAGTGATGCACAATACAATTTTATTGATGTAAAGTGCAAACAGCTGAATGTGGATGGAGGAAAGTTATTCAAGGATGTGTTTAAGGTAGATCAAAATCGCAAGATTTCTAAGAAAGTGGCAAGTGATATTATTGGAGTTCTCAATAATTATCAACAAGATAAAAGTACTATACCCAGCGAATTAGTGGGTTATAACCAAGAGTGGAGAAATTAAATGAAGCTTACATATACAACAGGAAATAAGAGGATCACAGCAGAATTTGAGGCAGATACTCACAGAGAGTTGTTTACTCAAATTTCTAAGTTTCAAGAAGTGTTTGAGGAAACTAAGTGTGGCAAATGTGGTTCTGAAAATCTTAGATTTGTAGTAAGGACTGTAGACGACAATGAATATTACGAACTAAGATGCACTGACTGTGGAGCTAAACTTGCATTTGGCTCAATGAAGAAGGGTGGAGGTCTATTCCCTAAACGTAAGGATGGAGACACTTGGCTACCTGATGGTGGTTGGCAGAAGTGGAATCCAAAGAAAAAGGCTATGGAGTAAAAAGAAGGGGGTAGCGAAAGCTACCCCTTTTTTTATGTCAAATACTCTACTGTAAAATAGAGTCCATATTGAGTCTTACTTCCAACAATATCTGGCTCAGAACTTAGAGCCACATACCAATCATGAAAAGTAGAAGAATGTGTGCTAGATTGATTTGTTGTATATCCAAGACCTGTATCCGTGTCATTTGCACTAGTATTTTTACCGCTAGGTCCGGGTGAATTAGTGAACGTCATATCTGTCATTGCGATACCAGAACCAAAAGTTTGCCAAGTATTTTCTGTTCTCCCTCTAAAATCGAGTTGATTTTTAGTTTGGTCTGTAGCAGGATGTCTAGCTTCGTAAACATATGTGGTTACGCCGTATGCATTATTATCTATATCAGATCTATCAAAAATACGTAATTTACAATTTTGTACTTTATAAGATGTATCTGACTCAAATCTAATATTTAGTGGGCATAGGTAATTAGGTAGATTATTAAGATTAATTGCTGTAGCACCATTTACTGATACTGTCGATCCACCGTCTTGATACGCTGTATTGTTGAGCTGTGCGGCCTCTGTCGTGCCATCAGCGCTAGTAACAAACGTTGTAGTTTGTACATTATCAACAGGAACGGAAGCACCAAAAGAGCTACCATAGAAGCCTATACCGCTACCCGCTGTATGATCAATCAAAGTCTCTGTATCTGTGCCTTTTATATTGGCATAAAATTTAATATCTGGCATGGAAAAACTCCTATAAAATGGTGTCTACGTATTATTATACACGAAAATTAGCTAACAGTAAGGTCTACGTATTGAACTCTATCATAGCCCTGTATGCCATCCTCCTCGAAAGTTGTATGGGTAATGTCATTTCTAAAGAAATAGAAGCAATCATATGCTCCGTCAGAATTTGGTGTAACTTCTACCTGAGTTTGTTTAATTGTTTGTACAGCTTCTGTCCCCGGCCCATTTGCGTTGGTGCTAGGCCCATCTGTTAGCCTGTAAAAGCCATGATATCTGGGTGCGTATAAGATATCGACTTTTTCATAAACAATACCTTGTTTGGCGACTATTGTGGCAGAACTGCCATTCTCGTTGGTAATTGAAAACTCAAATCCCGGTTGAAACTTGGTTCCTCCTCTAAAATCTTCTGGCATAAATCCCTCGCCTCTCATTTCATTTTGTGTTCCATCTGGAGCTGGTTCTAGGGCAAACCTTGGTTTGGTAGCCGCTCCGTTTGCACCCGGAGTTACTGTAACCTTAACGCCATTTGGTCCTTGAAATACTTCATCACCAGCGAAAGATTCGCCAGCAATAGGATCTCCTCTTATTTCTATGCCTTCATCAGAGATAAACGTATTATCAAGAATTTCTAGAGAATCAAGTCCAATTACACGTTTTTTAGAAACAAAACCACCTCTTGTATTAATCCCGTCAGTATCAAGAAACTCACCACCAGTGAGTAACTGACCTCTAGCAACAGTGTCTACATTCCAGTATTCCACTGGACGAACTAATTCAATACCGCTTCCTATCACAGCACCCGCACTAAGATCTCTTCCGCTGCTGTATCCTGTTGGAACTCGAAAATCAGTATTGTAAGCTGCTTCATCTATGAGTACTATTCTTCCTTCTACATCTTCAGCTGTTGTTTGTTGAGCGTAATTTATTGCACCCGCACTTGCTTGACCAGCTTCGACTGAACCATCGTCTGATTGAAATACTTTAAAATATAATTCAGTGGTTGTAGCAACAGTGCCTTTAGTTCCACCTGCAAAATGTAAAACAGCGAAAAAAGGAGCAATAAAAACTGTCTGTTCGCGTGGGTGATAGTCAAAAACCCTAACGTACAAAGCCGTATCACCAAATTGACTTAAATCTGGATCTGAAGTTCCAACACCCCAAGATGAAGATCTTTGACCAAGCCTATTCCCACCGCTTGAAAAGAGACCAACCACTGATCTCATAAATGACTGAACTGCACTTTGAGCAACATTAGTGTCAGCAGCTGAGAATGCACCAAAAAATCCACCAGCAGAAAAATTAATAGTCCCACCACTACTTCTACCCACTGTATTTTTAGCTGTGATGATTCCATAAACTTCAGCCCCATCACCGTCATCACCATATCCAGCTGTTGATGAAAAAGCACCTATGGCATGAGCGGTTTGCTTGATTGCACCCGGATGATGATTATAAAGATCATAAGCAACAGTTGTGTAACCTCCACCTGTCGGCTCTCCGACATATGGATTACCTCTGGTTAGAGCATCCCCTAATCCCATGTTTGCCGGAATTGGAACCACGGGTGGAAAAGGTATGATAATCTCTGTCCTGCCTGCATATTCATTTCTCATCCTACGAAATTGTCTTGGTCCGTAAGTAAGATTAGGTGCGCCTTCATATGGCTTTTGCGAGTCCGGCCCTTCAGTTGATAAGTCATCCATAGCAGCCATCGCACTTGTCAAGGCTGTAAATTGAACTTTAGAAGGGTTCAACGGCGGTAGACTATTTGTCGCTCCGTTTTCAAAATATCTATAATTATAATGCCCACCATTAAGTACATTAGTAAAGTCATTATTATTTACAGCTAGAGCAATATCATAATAACTTTCAACTGGTGATTCAAAAGAATTAACAGCTATTTCAGCAGGAATTTGTCTTCTATCACGTACATCATTTAGATTAGAAGCAGCTACACCCACAGCCGTTTCTACAGCAGCAGTTGCAGATGTAACTTGTTTTATAGCTCCAGCATCATCTGCTACAAAAGTTTTTCTATGACCGTTAGGAAACACCGGCCCCCAAAAGAATGGATATTCACTGTTAAGGTAAAATCCCTCAAATTGACCCGTACTGACCTGTATGTTAGGTGGAGGTAATGACAAATTAATAGCTATATAATCAGCACCCAATTTATATTGATCAAAAATACTACTTTGAATTATTCTACTGTTAATAGTAAAGTTGCTTGCATCAATATATGTTGGAGCCTCTGAAAAATTTGGATTACCTTTCTGATAATATCTACTTCTTACAGTCTCTTCAATGTCTAAAAATCCCAAAGGTCCAAAAGCTCGGTGTTGAGCATTCTCTTCATAGTCATTCATAAAATACGTTGCGGCACTAGCTATGAACTTAGCAAACTGCCAATTGGATCTAATAACATTTTCTTCAGGAACTGGCTCTGGCTTTTCTCCCATATCGCCAACAATCCATTCGCCACCAATCCAATGACAAAAAACTCTTTCCCCAGCGGCATATTCTCTTGGACCTCTATTTATAACTCTAATTTTTTCTGGTGTTACATTTCCATCACAGTCAACCATATTAGGTCCAAACATATGTGGATTTCCTTGCTCAATAGAAAGAGGCATGGCTAAAGCACTAGTATATCCTGATTCATTTTTAGAATTACTCGTATCATAATAACTACTAGAACTAATCGAATCAGCTTGATCACTAGTCAGCTCATTAGCATTAATGTCAGCAGAGTCTAGAGCTTCTAATAACTTAGCTATCAGGCTGGATGGATACTCCCAAGTACCAGTGGTTTGATCATAGTAAAATCTAGTTGGAGCAACAACAGCATCGCCGGGACGAACATCATCGCTAGGCTTACTTTGTTTGTAGTTTCCCATGCCAGCATTTCTAGTAGCCGACAAGGAATAAGGAGTGCCAGCTGGAGTTTTTGGAACATCAGCAAAAACAGGTACACCTTGGTTTGCAATTACTCTCTCTCTTTTTAATTGTCCAGCATCTCCAATTCTTACTGTAAATGTGCCAGTGGTTGCACTTTCCTCTAAAGAATTTTGTATCTGTCTTATCTTTCTTAGTTGCGCTGGTGGCTGATCTGTGTCTGTGTCATCAATATTATCTTCATACCATAGAAGAATATTTTCTAATTCACTAATACTTATACTGGCATCTTCATATTTTTTAGTTGAATTATTAAATCTTTGATATTCAAAATTACCAACTCCACCGACTGCACTCATAATACCTTCTAAAGTAAAATCTGATATAGCTTCATAGCCATTATCTGTTAAGCCAGTATTTATGTTTTGTTGATGAAATGTATTTCCTTGTATCGTGTCTAAATCAAACAAAGTAAATGATGCAAGACCACCCCAAGTAAGTGCTTCATTATCAGTCGTAAAAACGTGTTGTGCTTTTTTGTTAGCTTGAAATTGTCCTCTAAACAGCGCCATCATTTCCTCCTTTATTTTGAGATTGTCCCCAAGTTGCAATTTTTGAACTTGGTATACCATCTTCTTTAAAATATAAATCCCTAGATGCTCTTTGACTTGGCATCTCTTGTGATGTCATATTGGGATGTCCCGGTTCTAAAGATGTGGGAACTCTACCTTGCCCCACTGTGTTTGAAGCAGTATTGTATCCTGCCTGATTCATAAGCCCAAAATTTCCTTGAAATTCCTGAGCTGCGTCATTTAGCTGCTCATCTGAAAGTATTGATCCTTTAACTTCAACATTCGTTGAATTAACAATATTACTACTATTTCCAAAATTATCTGGACCGGCCTGAAAACCTCCCGGCCTGTAGTTCTCTAATTGTGGCATGATAGTAATTATTTCATGTCTTGGTGCATTTCTAGAAGATTGGTCTCCCCCACCAGCAGAATTAATTGACCTTAAAGCACCTCCTAGAGAATTATAAAGAGCGGTTATGTTTACGTTGCCAGACTGTCCTTTACCAAAGCCTTTTCTCAGCTGTGCATTTCTCTCGTCTTGAATTCTTTGCTGCTGCCTTGTTATTCTTGCAATATTTCCTTCTCTTTGTTTTTGTAATTTTCCAAACTTCATTGTGTATAAAGAAAGTTGATATTCTGTATTAATTCCATTTGCTCCAACATTAACAGTAATATTAGATACCAAAGGACCATTTGCAGAAATAGCTCTACCTAGAAAAACACCACCGAAAGGAACACCAGCAACCTGAAATGCACCGCGACCAGATGTTAATAAAGCTCCAGTTGTTAATCCAGCTTTAATGTTTCCAGCTGCATTCATGCCAGCGTATCCATTAAAGTTCCAAGGCGCTAAATTTTCGTCCTGACTAAATTCTATTTTTCCTCCACCATTTTGAGTTGCCCAAGGTCCATAAGTCCTGTCTCTGGATAAGAATGGGATAGCCACAACGTCTGGATAAACCGGAGAACCGGGAACGAATTGCTTACTTACTTCAGTGAAACCTTGATTTTCTCTTACCTTATTTATAGCTTGAATAAGACCTTCGCCCAAAGGTGGAGTTGCGTATTCTCTTGTTAAATTAGTTGGTGTGCCTCTAAGGGCTGGTCTATTAAAACCACATAAACCTCTCACAACATCTGCTCCAAGAAAATGCTTTATAAGTAAAGTATTACCAGCTTGCAGTGGGCCATCTCTAAGTCTAGAATCTATAGATGGTTCTGCCCTATTAGGCAAAGTTATCAAACAGTAAATATGATTTGTATCTGGGAAAAATACAGTAATACCATTTTCAGTAGTAGCGTCATAGTGAACGACATCACATGCAGCACCAGCTCTCTGCAATGGGATTGGCTGTGCATATGAATATCCAATTGCATTCTCATATTCACAAGTATCAGGATTAAATATTTTCTTTTCAGGAGATATGGTCCAATTAAAATTAACATGTTGCCCATAAACTTTAAGTTTTTGCTGTGAAGTTTGGGGAGCCATATAAAATTCTTCATCCACAGTGGCTTTTACAAAAGCTACTTGTGCTGCTAAATTACTACCCGGAGCTAGAGCCTCTTGCCCATCACTTAAATTATCCAAACTATAGCTAAGATCAGGAACTGAAAAGCCAGCCTGATTAACTTGAAGACTAATTGTATCTGGACTAAATGATTTAAATAACAAATGTTGAGAATGATCAAATCTAACGTATGCAGATGTTCTGTTGTTTCCAAGATCAAATAATGTAAAATCTGCTGGAGCCAAACCTTGGAAGATATGCAAAGCTTGATCTCCATCTCCACCATTATTGTTTAATAAGTCAGACTCATAATAACCACCTTGAGTCGATGGAGTATAGTTAAATTCAAACTGCTTAGTAAGTGGGTTAAAATTATGTTCCAATGCTCCTACATAATCACCCGCATCTCCTAAAATTGCATCTTGCACATCAGGTCTTTGATATCCACCTGTAGTAATGTTTCTAGGTGGAAAACCAAAAGGTCCATTTGCAATATTTCCTCTATTATCTCTCGTTATAGTTTTATCATAGTATAGATTAACTTTTTGAGGAACTTTAACCAAAAACTTTTTACCTAAACACTCTTCAGCTACGCCTTTAACAAAATCAAAAACTTTTTTAGCATTTTCAAATCCTTGTTTTTCTAATGTTTGTGACACGCGAATGACATTTGCTAGTCTTCCTCTCTTATTTTGATTTACACGTTTCAATCCTTTTATCAAACGTTCCTTTTCTATAGTTGACAAGTCAGTTCCGAGTTGGTCTTCTAAAGTGCCATCTTTAATATCTTCAATAATCATTCCCATAGTTTCTGCTTCTTGTTCAACAGCTTGAACAGCAGCATTACCAATAGATAGTGCAGAAGATGATGGCAAACCTATTGCCGTAGCTCTACCATAATATAGAGGATATCCATAATTAGGATTACAACCTACATTGCTTCCGTCGTTGGGCCAAACAGATCTGGGAACAGTAACTGCATAATTATTAGAAATTCTAGGATGATGTTGAACTGCTAGGCCAATTGGAGGTGTTGCCTGAAGCGCTGCTCCTTCTTCTACATCATTTGCTTCAGTACTTTCCATATAAACATTATCATAATCAATTAAAAATTCTGACCACCTTTTAAAACCAGCTAAAGCAGATCTAAGCTCTAACTCAGTTGTCACATAGAAATTTCCAACGCCTATAGCATTTAAAGAAGTGGCATCTAACATAATCTGTTGATATGCTCCAATACCCTTCGGTAAAGCAACAATTTTTGAATTTTTAGAATCAGCACCTACTTTTCTAGGAAGTGTTCCAAAGTAAGGTAGGATCTGATACGATAGCGATTCTTCTAAAGTGTACCTTTTTGCCCAAGCTGGATTTCTATCAGAATAACCATGAAAATAATACATCTCTACTTCATTAGCGCCAACGACAAATTTATCGGTAGTAACAGTAGTTAATTCTTTTCCAAGACTTTTTGACGTTATATTGGTTCCTGTTGGAAGTGCATCTAGGTAATCTTGAAGTGCGTTAGCGCTTTGAGCTTGTGATCTATCTATTCCATCAACCCTTATTATGCCATGTAAAGCACCATCGCCAGTTTGATTAGCGAATCTTTGTTCTAAAAAGTTAGATGCAGGGTGATTAGTTATGGGCAACAGGGTAACAAACAGTTCTGTATTTGAAACCTCACAAACTTCTAAACATAAATCAAGCAAAGTCATTTGATCATAATCAATAAAATATAAATCATCTAATGCTGGCAGTCCAGAAAGGTCTACCATGTAATTATAGCCTCTAAACTTTATAAATCCCCCAAAACCAGCTTCATCATAAAGTGCAGGAATATCTCCAAAAAAACCTGTAAGAGCATTGATTGCCTGAACAACTCTGAAGAATGGTATACCTTGTGGGCATCTCCTAGAAAAACCAGTGCCTGTTATTGGAAAACCTTTAACTCCACCTCCAAATTCTAGAGATTGTTGGACATTAAGAGCTAGTTCTCCGAACATATCACTTCCACCCGGAAAAAGACTCTTTGTGAAAAGACCAAATGGTAGAAAATCGTCAGGCGTATTAAACTCTAAAAATCCGTATATATTAAGTAAATTATCGTTATTAAATGTAGAGCCAGCATAACTATTTAAAATAAGAGAAACATTCGATAAAACTTCTCTGGGGTCTGTTAACTGACAAGAAATACTTGGATTACCACCAATGTCTCTCGACTCGTTAATAGCCTGTAGAATACCGCCAAAACAAAAATGATTGTTACCACCAGCAACTTCATTTCCATAGATATTATTAAATACATTTATGTATGAAGTTGGTATATCGCTTTGCTTGTCACCAAATAAGAAGAAAAGAGGAGCGCCCGGACTTGGTGGATCAAAATTATCACCTACTAACACTTCGCCAGTAACTGGATCTTCATGTTCAAAATATTCATCAGGAGTTAAGTTTACACTAAGAGTAGATGGACTATCACCAAAGCCTGCTGTGCAAGTAAAATCCTTAATCGTTGTGTTTAAAAAAGTTTGTTGTTCATAAGCTGGCACGAGCGTGGTAGATGGTTGAAAATACTTTTTAAGTTTTTCACCATTTCCAGTGTTACCATCACTTCCTCTAAATAAACTAGACATTTTTATCGCTCCTTAATTTATATCCTACAGTTCCTTCGTTTGTAGGAAAAATACCAAGTACAGCATTTGACGTTGCTGAAGCTGGCCCACGATTGGTTGATATTGCGCTAACTTCAGTAACTACACCACCAATTACTTCGTGAGCAGCAAGTAATCCGTAATACGAGCTGTTTGCTTCACCAGAACTAACTATACCATCATCAAAAATATTAGTGCCTTTAAAACCACCGTTTAAACCTCTGTTGTATCTGCTATTTACACTGTGTGCAGGATCATCAAAATAATTACCTTTTGATGGATAAGCTAAAAGACCGCTTGGGCTAGGTAATGACATAATTATACACCTTAATCAGATAATTCATAAGTCCAACTACAGTTCAAGCTATAAGCGCCTGTTTTTGGATTCCAAGTTTCTTGAGGAGCATTCACAAAGTATTTCCTTACATTACTTTCTTGTGATGGAGATAAATCATTTACTATTCTTGATATTTCAGTAGCAAAAGGCGCAACTAAACTGGGCTTGGTTAGAAGTAAGTCAGATCTACTATCACCATAACCAAGTCTGCTAGGATCAACTACGAACTCGATACTTAAACTTCTAGTAAATTCAGTTCTAGTTCCCATGCCCTGAAGTATAGGTCCAGTACCTCTACCTATAATTGGTATCACACTAAATACATCTCCGGGGTACGTATCATTGATAGTAATATTTTCAGTTAATACTCCATCAAAAATATTAACTGGTCTATTGTCAAAACTTATGTTATAACTAACAGTACCCTCATCAGGATTAAATGCTGCACTAACTGATTTTGGTTGACTATTCATGCTGTGTTCTGTAGCACCGTTCGCCCTTGTGTACAAATGAGAAGCAGTGCCAAAATCGCCATTATTAGACAAACTTAGCCATTCAGTTCTAGCATTATCATCTGCATTACTACCTGTGCCATCAGTTGTTGTGTCAAATCCACGTATGTTTCCATCTATAGAAACTTCAGTAAATCCTCCTGTACTAGAAGATGTATTTACAGTAAAGGACTCATGATGCTTGTTGCCAGAAGGTCCAATAAGCCAAGTATCTGAAATAGTATAACTACCAGCAGCTACATCAATACTTTGTGACCTTCTATGTTTATAAGAAGCATAGCCTTCTAGTTCTAGTAGACCAGCTTCTAAACCACCGTCTGGATAAGCAGCAGCAGAAGTAGCATCATAACCCGCATTGGTAAGATATGTTTTAGCGTTGTACCATGCCGCACATGAACCAGCAGGATCACCAGTAGTAGAATCATCTACATCAGCATTTTCTCTGCCAACCGCAGTAACGTTTCTCGTCACTGTGTAATACTTTATATTTTCCCCATAAGTATTATCTTGTTCTACACTGTAATCTTCGCCAAAAGATTCTATTTTACCTGCACCACCATCACCACAAGCTTCAGCGGTAGCGTCTCTACTATAAGCTATTAGATTTACTGTGTAGGGTGCGTGGTTAATGTATACACCCTCTCCAAAACTTATATCCAAAAGTCTACATTGAAATTCTTGATTTCCAACTTCTAGCTTTACCCACTCTTTATCAACAAAGTGACTTTCAATACCCTGCTGCGAACTAAGTATAACATTTAATCTAGAAGAAGGGACTTCTGCTTCATCTGAGCCTCCACCAGATATATCAACAACAAAACCAGTTAATGTTATATTATATACTTTAGTAAACCTAGCCGTTTTATTTCTGTCTTGGGATACAGATATGCTGACAAACGGTGCTGGTATTATGTCGCTACCTTCAACTTTTACTACTGATGCCATGATTATTTCCTTTGTATGCTATTATGGACTTGGCGTTGTCGTAACACCACTAGAATATAAATTAAAACCAGATCCAGAGAATACTCCAGAAACCATATCTGGAATGTTGCTAGCATATAGTCCCAATCCACTACTTAATACACGCCCTTCAGCTACTTCTGCGAATAAATTCATGGAACCACTAGCTACTGGAGGTCTTCCACTGGTGTATAGAGTGAAGTTTCTATTATCAATTGGAACTCCTCTGAACCTTTGTCCTGTTATTTCTTTTATAAATGGTCTGTGGACAACAAAGCCTCTTTGTGAAGGATCTTGACCAGATACTTCTAAGAATATCTCTCCCTCATTATTTGTATACAAAACTCCACTTGTTTCATGCTCTGTATTTAATCCACCGCTATTGTGAACTTCAAGATATATAAAATCACTAACGTTAGATGTTTGAGATCTATCTATGCCAGAATCACTATATATTCTAGCTTGTAAGAATATTCCGGTGTTGGCAGTTGTCTGGTCTGGGACTCTCAATATACCATCACTAACATACGCAGCGCCAGCGTCTAGCCCCATCGTAAATGTTGTATGATTACCACTAGTCGCAAACTTATGATGAGGAGATCCTACAGCAAATATGTAATCACTATCTGATGTCTTATCTCTAGAGACAGACAAAGCTTTACCAAAGTAATCATTTTCAGATCCAGATGCAGATACTGTCTTTTGCAATCTAGAATTGTAACCCTGTGGTACGAGTTTCTGTACCAGCTGCCAATCTTTAGTTCTGCTATCCCAATCACTTACTGCGTCTTCATAGACAAAAACTGCTCCATTATTAAGAACAGCTGTTACTCCACTGCCACCTAGAGCATACTCATGCCTTACGCCCGACTCACCCATGTCATATATATTTCTTTCAGGTATATCAATAGAAGCAGAGAACGCTTTATGATTAAATGCTCCACTTGCTTCACCTCCCCTAGAGAATATCATTTCCTCAAAATTAGGGAAGTCATGCCCCGGCGCTCCAACAGCAAGTACATCATCACGGAAATCAACTGAATAACCAAATTGATCAGTTACTCTAGTAAGATGATCTAGCTCTCCAGAAGTGTAAGCGTGATTACCCAAATGCAAAGAACCAGATGCAAGCTCTACATCAAATATATCTTGACCAACATTAATACTCGTAGGTCTAAACTTACGAACTACGTTCCAACTCTTACTACTTCCACCAACTACACCGTAATCACTCAAGGTTCTAGTTCCACGCTCGTACAAGAATGCAGAACCAGCACCACCTCCATAGCTAGTAATCGTTCCAGATATTGCTTCGTATCTAGGCGTGTTACCAGAAACAGCAGTCCAAGTAGTTGGAGTTTCTGAAGAGAAAGCAGCAAAAGGTGAACCAACAACAAGTTTATTATCACGTATAGCTACAGAGTATCCAAACAAATCACCCGGATATCCAGAAGGTAATTTGTCAAAATCAAGATAATCATAACCTTTATCTTTGAGTAGTTGTGGCATCTGCCCATAGAATGCATCAGCATACATAGTGCCATCTATAATTCCACTAAACTTAGCAGTTCCCCCGTAGATATATTGTTCTTGATCAAATGATGCAATTTGTGCTTTTTTAAGAGCAGGTACTTGTTCGGGGCGAGGAGGAAGATCTGTTGGCAATATATACAATGGACTTTCACCAATATCAATATCTAAAATAGTAATAACATTTCCATTTCTTTCTGCTGCTGGATCAACATCATCCATGAAATTATTCATCTGTAATCCTGAAGTTGGAGTAGTTCCATCTCCAGCGAACCTAATCATTAACCCAGAATTACCAGTGGAGTTAAAGAGTTTTTGAGGACTAGATTGAACAGGGGCTTTGATTCTTGATATCACATTGTAGGAATTGCCCTGATTTTCATCTGGGAAAACAGTGTCTGGATATAAACTATTTAGAAAATCAGCAACAGTGTCATGTATAACTCCATTTTCATTAGCAATCCTACTACCCTGAATTAGACTAGCATCAGTCAAAACAGTAATCCTAGACTTATCAACGCCAACATCAAAAGGTCTTTGGTGATATACTTCTTGGGCTGCTACAACTGGACCGTCATCAATTAAACCATCAGGATTTCTTTCAAT